CCCGAAATTCCGGTGGGGTCTCCACCGATATAGCGGGAGTTGCGGTAGGAGATTCGCTGACGGCCAACGGGACGTATGTAACCAACGTGTCCGATAGGTGCTGCGGCCCGACGATCACGAATTTCGGGATCGGGAGTCAGACAACAACTCAGATTCTTTCGGGGGTGACAACGGCCCTTGCATCGTCTCCCGATTTTATCCTGATACAGGGTGGGGTAAATGACATTGCTTCGGCAGTGTCAGATCCTAATGCAACCATACAGTCAAACATCGCTACAATTTGTGATGCTGCTGTTCTCGCTGGGGCCACACCGATACTTGTTAATATCAGTCCGTGGAAAGGGAGCGGAGGTTGGACGGCAGATAGACAGACATGGACGGACACCTACAATGCATGGCTGGCCGGATATGCCACTGCGAACGGGTATCAGATGGCCGATGTTTATGCGGTCCTGGAAGATCCTGCAAACCCAGATACGCTGCTCCCTGCTTTTGACAGTGACCACATCCATCCAAACACAGAGGGATACAAAATAATGGGCCTGGCGGTGTCTATCGCGGTACAGAATGCAGGACCGTGGTAAGGCACGCAGTTATGTGCACAGCGATCCAAAAATGTCCCAGCGGGTCATTGCGCGCTGCCAGCCGGCGTATTTGTAGGGGGTACGGAAATGGGACAGGGCCGGACCGGAGCTAGGCCCTCCGGCCCGGACGAGCGAAGGCTCTCCCTGCCCTGGGAACATAAACTGCAATTAACGGGCCATTGAAAGGGTGTGCGGCCATGGCTCTTTCAGCCGAAGACAAATCCGAGATTGTGTTGATCATCACGAACACGCTCAAGGGCGGCTGTCTCTGCGGCTTGAAGCAGGAAACGACTCAGGAGGTCGGGCATTTCTTTGCCCGCCTGAAGGACTTGGGCGGCGGTAACCTCAACAGGGGCATCGAATGCTTCTCCGATGCTGTGGAGATGGTGGCTGGCGTCCGTGAGTTCGGTGCTAAGGTGGGCGGGGCAGTGGCCGTTGCGATCTGCCTGGCTCTCGTCGGCGGCGCGGGAACACTTTTGGTGCTGGGGATAAGAGCCTGGATCAAAAAGGTTGGAGGGTAAAAATGGCCAGCAGAAAGATAGAGGATCTGACCGACACGCTTCAGGACCTGTATTACAAATTCGAATCAGCAATGGACGAAGCGGGGTTGCCGTTTGTGGTGACTCGCACGCTGTGCACTGCCAGGGAGCAGTTTGCGCTCTATGCGCAGGGTCGGTGCCCTCTGGTGATTACCAATCACCTACGCGAAATGGCCGACCTGCCCCGGATCGCCGAGGCGGAGAACGGGCGCGTGGTCACCTGGACCTTGAAGTCGAACCACCTGCCGGTTTATCCAAGCGGCAAGGCGCGAGCCTTCGATATCGTGCTGCTAAACGGCGAAAGCAAGGCCAATTGGGATATAAAAGCCGACGTGAACGAGAACGAGATTCCAGACTACGAAGAGGCCGGGCGGATTGGAGAGGCGATAGGGCTCAAATGGGGCGGCCGCTTTTCCACTCCGGACCGGCCGCATTTCGAAGGTCCGGCAATGGCGTGAAAGTGAGAAACAGGAGAGTTGTGAACAACCTAAACGAAGGGAGGCTTTTATGTCAGGAAAGAGTTTTCTTGTCAGTAAGACGTTCTGGGTCAATATTATCGCGCTGCTCGTGATGCTGGTGCAGACGCAAACGGGCTTTATCATCGATGTGGAGGAGCAGGCTGTAATACTCGGGGTGATCAACCTGATTCTCCGCTTTATCACAAAAGGGCCTGTAGGGTGGAAGAGCGAGGATTCGCAAAGCGGATTCGCCAACCTCGGGCTCGTGATACTTCTTTTTGCCCTGGTAGGCTTCATGTGCCAGTTCCAAGGGTGCACGAAGAACCTCCAGCTGGAGGATCCCCGATCGATGTCCGTGCAGGACGTCCGCCTGATCGCCACTACGACCTATAACAACATGTACGATTACCACGTGATGAAAAGCGGCATGGCGGGGCTCACCCAACAGGAAAAGGATGCGCTGAATGATGTGAAAAAGGCGCTGCAGGCAATCCGTGATCCGTTGAGGGAGTTCCAGCTCCTGGTGGACCGGGATATGAACCCCTCGCCGGAGTTGAGGAATAAGATCATCTTGTTCCTGGATCACTGGATGTACAAGCAACTGAGTCAATAATCCTGGACGAAAGGGGGGAATGGCCAATGGATTACGTGATGATAGCCCAAGGACTGCTTCAGCTTTTCTTTGCGGCGACTGCGGCCGCGAACATGAGCGAAGACGAAAAAAAGGCGATGTACGAGGAAGAAAAGAGGAAGTTCGACGAGAAGGATCCGGCGCTGCTCGAGGACCACTGAGGGGCCGCGTTATTAGACAAAAGTATTAGACAATGAAAAAGGCCACTTTCCGGTAAGTGGCCTTTTGTTTGTTCTTTCAGCGCTTTAACTGGTGGAGCTGGACGGGATCGAACCGACGACCTCTTGAATGCCATTCATTCCACGTATTGACGCGGATTTACAACCTGTTGAAATTACTGCGTTGAAGTTGTCGGAATTTGACGCAGGATCAATATGGTTCCCGGTTGTTCACACCGTGTCATTAGACAATGTTAGACAGCGGCCGGAGAATTTCTCCGGCGTTTTTGTTTGCGCGGGTGGAGATCGGGCAGTTTGGTAGCCTGGGTTTTACGGATATCCCGGGCGAGGTGGGTGTAGACCTTGATGATCATGCTGACGTCGACGTGGCCGACTGTTTCGGCGAGCTCCATGATGTCCGTGCCGGCGGCCAGGGCATAGGTGATGTAGTAGTGGCGGATATCCTGGAGGCGGATCCGGCGGGCGATGCCGGCGGCCGTCTTTGCCTCGGTCCAGGCGCGTTTGACGGATTTGACCGGGCGGCCGTTGAAGTGGCAGATGTAGGGGCAATTGGGGAAGTCCTTCGTTTGTGCCTTCTGCCGGGCCCTGAGACGGCGCAGGAAGGCTTTATCGATCGGAACGGTACGGAAGCTGCCTGCCGTTTTGGATCCGCGGACCCTGAGCCTGCCTGTTTTAAAATCGAGATCGCTCCAGAGGAGTGCGAAGAGCTCGCTTTTGCCTGTGCGGACCCCTGTGTAGTAGGCAACCTCCATGATCCAGGCGAGGTGCGCGGGCGCCTGGGCGAGAATGCGGCGGAATTCATCGATGGAGAAGAGCTCGAGCTTGAATTTCTGGTGCTTGGTGCGCAGGTTCTTGCGTTCGCTCCAGGGGTTTTGGTGGATGGCGATGTCGGGCCGGCTTGCTGCCCAATCCCATATTTTGCGGAGATAGTGCATGTAGGTGTTGATGGTGCGGTTTGTGAGGGGCGCCTTGTAGATATGGGTCTGCCGGCCCTTCATGGAGTCTTCGACCAGGGCGCAGTCGAGCATGGCGATGGCGCTGATGGGCTTCTTGAACAGGTGAGTGGTGTAGGTGTTGACGGCATAGAGGATGCCGTAGCGGGTGCTTTTGCTGAGCTCGTTCTTGCGGTCGATGATGTAGAGCTGCACGAGCTCCTGCCAGGTTAAGGAGGAAGACGGCCGCTGGATGGGCCGTGATTTTCGTTTCTGCAGCTTGATTTCAAGGTCGCGGGTTTCGGCGGCATGCGTCGACTCGGGATCCCTGCCGAACGATTCCCAGACTTGCTTGCCCTTATCGTCGTAGTAGACGCAGAAGACCCTGCCGTCGGGCTTGGTGTGGACGGACACGGCTCGCTACTCCCCGTTTGCGCGGTTCTTTGGCCGGAGAGCCACAATGAGACCGTCGAGAACGCCTTTGACGTAGATGAGCTTTTCGGGATCGATGGATTCGAGCGCCAGGAGCCGGGCGTTGATCTCTCTGGCCAGGTCTTTGTTTTGGAATCGCTGGATGATGTCAGTGTGTGCGATCCGATCGGCCAGGGAAAGCACGTTGTTCGACTCTGCTGCAGGCGGCGGGTCTTGCGATTCGGGGCTGCAGAGCCATTCTTGACTCACGTTAAACACAACACATATTCGATCGAGGGTGTCCGGATCCGGCCGGTTCATGTCTTTGCGGTAGATGTTCCACTTGCCGATCCGGGCGCTGAAGTCCCGCTTTTTCAGGCCTGCGCGGAATCTGAGTGTGTCGAGCTTGGCAAAGAAGATCGCCCATTCTTCTTTTTTCCACACCGGCTTCTGGCAAAAAGATACTTTCATGGCATTTTCCGCTTGACACATGTTTAACGCATGCTGTATATACGCTGTGTAATAATCAAAACTTGGAGCAGATTGTATGTGTAACACAAATAGCACAAAGACAAAAGGCGAAATCAACACGGAAACCCTGCGGTTTCTGAAGCAGCGGTATCCGTGGAAGACGGTGCGCCAGGTTATGCCGATGCTGGCCGGCTTCACAATCCGGGCGATGGCAAAGGAGCTCGGAAAGTCGCAGCCTCAAATTTCCCAGCATATTCATATGCTCAAATACCGGAGCAACGCCGAGCTGCGGTCGAGCATTGCGCGGCTGATTGAGGTGCCGAGGGAAGAGTTGTTCGAAAAGGATGACGGAGACCATGGGCCGCATGAATAGCCTCTTTGTTTCGGGCTGTCAGCACCAAAGGTAAGCGCGGATTTGGACTCCGGATTTGTAGCGCAAATTTCCAGCACGAATTTCGGGCACTAATTTGGATGCGGTTTTTTGTGTCGAGGGGGAGACAAGCATGCGGGAAACCTACGGGGAGCTCCTTACGGATCTGGTGGACAGCATGGCCCGATACGAAGAGCGGGCCGAGATCTTTCGCCGGAACGACATTTCACGAAACCACTTTTACAACGTAACCAACCCCAACCGTGAATCGAGCGGCGGGAAGCCCTACCCCTGCCCCACAGAATGGGGAGTGCGGCTGACCCGGGACAGTGCGAACTTTGTATGGATCAAGGCTGTCGCAAAGGACTGCGGCGGCCTTTTTATTTCTCCGGAAGACATCGAGGGCCTCCAGGAGGTGGAGCCGGAAAAGGCGCTGGAGGTGCTCAAGAAGATCGTGAGCGTTTTGAAGAAGCGATAAGGCGGAGACCGCGCATGAAGATGCTCAAAGACAAGACTTCCGACAGGAATTCACAGGTCCAGAAAGATGCCGAGGCACAACTCAGCTTCGACGACGTGCACCAATTCCGGGGGTTGTTGACGGCCCTGTTGTCCCTTTATGTTCCGCCGCGTTTGTGGGCGGAACTTGTCAGGAAGAGCGCGGAGTATCTGGGGAAGTAAAAGGGCGTGGGGCTGAAGTTATCCGGACTGAGGAACCATGGGGCAGTGCCCCAAAAAATTTTTACCTAAATTCATACGTACATAGAAACCCTACTATCCGGACTACATAGCGCAGGGAAAGCGTAGTGCTTAAAGAAAGCGAATTGCTCAAATCCTTACGCTTTGACGGTCCCATAGACCCCGATGGGGTCCCAAAAGTGAGAAGGAGGCTGGAGGATCGACTCCGGAAATCGGATCCCCAGATAATCCTCGGGCTGGCCAGAGAATTTGGCTGCCTATTCCCGCCACAAAAGAAAGGAGAAGAACCCCATGATCATGATCGACGTAAGGAGAAGGATCGCCTCCGATAGCTGCGCGACAGAGCTGCACGTGTTTGCGCAGAGGATCGGCCTCGGACAGAGGGAGTTTGACACCGACGGCCGGATCCTGAAAGGCAAACCTGTTTATTTGCTGCCCCTGAGGCATCGGCTGCGGCTGGCCATTCAGGCGGGGGCGTCGCCCGTGGCCATAGCTGAGCTGGAGAAGAGGGCGGTGGAACGATGATGGAGCGACGCGCTTTCCTGAAACTGACAGGCATGGCGGCTATTACGGCAGCACTACCCCGCTGGATGATAGCAGATGCCGCCAAGTCGGTTGATGATGCCTTCCGTGAAATCAAGTTCAACCCAGGATGCGAGTATAGCCGTGCAGTAGCCTTTTACGGAAATTTTGATCAGGCCTATGTAATTTCGTGCCTAGCAAAAAACCTTCAACAATATGTTCCCGGGCGATACCTGTTGAAGGTGCAGTTCAGAAGGTTGATGCCCGCAGACTTCGGAAGATATCACAAGATAGCCTGGGTCTACTCTCCTGGGAATCCTAAAGGTTACCTGGGTGTGCACGGCAAATGGGCTTATCAGGCTTCGGACGGGTATTTCCTTTGGGTCAAGGCGTGAAAGGAGAAACTACATGGAAGAATTGGAAGAGGACGGAGGACAAACCAAGCGGCCGTGTGAGCGATGCCATGAGGAAGCGTGGTGTGAAGAGATCCCCATGCACGGCTACACCGAGTTCTTATGTAGGAAGTGCGCTGCTGCGGCTTATCACTGCGGGGACGCTGTATGAACTTTGTCCGGGTCCATAAGCCTCCACGAAGATGCCGCATGCTGATGAGATTGGGACCTATCGGCACATGGAGCGCCAAATGTAGGTGGCTTTTCTACCGGTCGCTTTTCAGGTACCTGCGGGAACCGTCCCAGCAATTGCTCTTCCACGATGTGTTGGAGGCGTTGCGGGGCGGAGAGTTCGGAACGATAGAGAACTTTCGAATTGTTACCCACTACTCACCGCCGGTGATCGACAGGGAGATTTTGGGAGAACTTTCTGAACCACCAAGGAGGAAACCATGTTGCAAGTTGAAATCGAATACAGGGCAACGGGCCCGCTCTCGCGCAAGAGAACGCTATATGCCCTCGAAGAGGTTGTGGAGAAGGCAGTATCGTTAGAGGAAGCGGCAAGGGCAGTGAACGGGATCCCGATGCTCGCGGCATACCGGGGCGGCAGCCATGTTGCGGTGCATCCGGCGAATGGCATGGGCGGATTTGAGAACGGTAGCCGTAGGTTGGCGATTGTGACGGAGGGATAACCCCCATGATGAACAACGGAACGCGGGCTTTGGTTAGGGCGAGCATCGAGGGAGCGATCGAGCTGGCACTTAGGGTATTTCTTCTGATTGCGCTGCTGAAATACATTTTTTCGTGAGGGCAGGACATGGGCGAGGTGATCAGGGCGGCGGATTTATTTTGCGGGGCGGGCGGAACGTCGACCGGGTTGGTAGAGGCGTGCAAGGCGATGGGGAGGAAGCTGGACCTGGTCGCAATCAATCATTGGGAAATTGCCCTCCTGAGCCATAAGCAGAATCATCCCGATGCGCGGCACATATGGGCGTACCTGGAAAGCCTGAACCCGCGCGAAGTTGTTCCCGGGCAGGCGCTGGATATCCTCGTGGCGTCGCCGGAGTGCATCTTTCACTCCAATGCCCGGGGTGGAAAACCGATTCAGGAGCAATTGAGGGCCTCGGCCTGGTGCGTGCTGCGCTGGGCCGAGGCTTTGCAGCCTAAGAGCGTGCTGATCGAGAACGTGCCGGAGTTCCGGAAATGGGGTCCGCTTGGGACTGATGGGAAGCCGATCAAGGGCAGGGAGGGTGAAACGTATCAGGCGTACCTGAATGCCCTGCGGTCGCTTGGGTATGCGGTGGATGACAGCATCCTCAATGCTGCGAACTATGGGGATGCAACCAGCAGGCGCAGGCTCTTCATCATGGCCAGCAAAAGCGCGGAGCGGGTTGAATGGCCGAAGCATACGCACAGCGAACACGGTGAAAACGGTTTGCCGCGGTGGAAGTCGGCCCGGGAGATCATTGATTGGTGCGTGAAGGGGGAGAGCATATTCCATCGTGCCCGGCCGTTGGCGCCCAGGACAATCGACCGCATAGCGCATGGGCTGCGTAAGTTCGGCGGCGCCAACGCGGAACCCTTTCTTGTCATGCTTTACGGCAGCAATAACGTCCGGTCGGTTTATCGGCCCCTGCCCACTGTGACGGCCGGCGGGAATCACATCGGACTCTGCGAACCCTTTCTGTGTTCGGTGAATCATGGCGGAGGCGGGGACCGGAGTTATGGCCTGGGGAAACCTCTGCCCACTGTGACCACCAAGAACGGCTATGCCCTTGTTGAGCCGTTCATCCTGCCCCATGCCCACGGCAAAGACCTGGATGAGATCCTGCGCAATACGCCTGCCAGGAGCATCGATCGGCCGCTGCAGACAATTACCGCCAACAGCTCGAATCATATCGGCCTGGTGGAGCCCTTCATTACGATCATGAAGGGAAAAAGCACGGTCCGTGCGATCGATGACCCTTTGCCTACGGTTACGACTCAAGGGCACCTGTATCTGTGTGAGCCGTTTCTTGTCAAATACAACGGGACAGGGAAGGCGAATTCTGTTCATGAGCCGTTGGATACGATCACTACCAAACATCGCTTCGGCCTCGTGGAGCCTGTGCGGATGGATATCCTTTTCCGGATGCTGCAGCCTCACGAGCTCGCGGCCGCGATGTCGCTGAAGGGGTACAAGTTTGCGGGAAGCAAGAGGGACGTAATCAAACAGATTGGGAATGCGGTGCCTGCAGAGATGGCGCAGAAGCTGTGTGAAGCGCTGTTGGCGGCGTGAGGAGGGAGAGCATGGGGCTACGAAACTTTGCAAGGACCTTTCTTAGTGATGTTCGGTATTTGTTTCGGCAGCCGGATGAGCCCGGGCGGTCGCTGGCCGAGCATGTGCTTGCGCTGGCCGATGACGCCTATCTAGCCGGGCATCCGGAGTGGCGCGAGATTGTAAGGGAGGCTGTAGGCGTGCTGAACATCGACAGATCCTGGGATGAGTGCCAGATATGCGGTGAGCCGGTAAGACATGCACCCGGCCCGCGCAATCCTCAGCCATATTACTGCCTGAGACATCGGCATCTTATGCCCAGGAAGAGGGAGTTTGCTTAGCGAAGCGCCTATGAACCGTTCCGGTCCGGAGAAAGGAGAGCTAATTGGGAACTCAGATAATCGGTGATCCGAAGTGCGATCATTGCCACAAGAAGAGCCCTGTGTTTACAGAGGTTAAGCTGTTTGGAAAGAAGTGGCTGCTATGCCCTGAGTGCGGAAGCGCGCTCGGGGTTTTGTTTTCTCGGCGGGTAGCGGAGATCGTTGGCGGGCGGGAATATTTGCTTCAGGACCTCAAGGATATGGCGGAAGGCCACTGACTGAGGCTTTTGAAGCTACGGGGGGAACATGGAAAATACAAATGCGTATTGGGACAAAGAAGATTTCGAGGATTCGATTGTGAAGGCTTTCATTGGCCTTTACGAAGATCGCAATATTATCAAGGGCAGGTTTCCGGAAATGATGCCGACGCGTCGAGATATAGATGAAGTGCGGCGGTTTGGTTGCTATTTCCCTCCATCGGACCGCTTGGTTACTACCGGTGGTCTTGATCCTGAGAATGACGGATTTCCGGCATTTGCGGCATTCGCATATATAAATAATCGAACAAAGCCGGTAGAGGAAGACATTAGAGACTATATCGACCTCATGTGGGTGAAGCGGTTAAAACGCTTACCGGGTGGGTTCAAGACCGTTGGACATAAAGCCTATTATCAGTTGCTGATTTGGTGCCCGCAAATAGAAGGCGGTTCGTTTATTTCAAAGGAGTTCCTTGGTTTCGACAACAAAGGAAACCCTCATCTTGCAACCCATGGAAATGTGCTTGCCTACGAAAGAGCAGCGATTGAATGCTTTCAATTGAGGGCGTCTACCACGATACAGTTCTACCAGGATCGCCGGTATCTTTGGAACGTGGCCGCGCAAGAGGGAGCTGCCAAGGCGCAGTTTGGGGTGTACGAGGAGCAGGTGAAAAGCCTCTTTTATGCTCGACAACTCCCGATGACCGACACTGGAAGAAAGAGACCAATTCTTCATTGGGTTCGGGCACATCGTCGGCGGTTGAAGGCGGGAACCGATATATCTATCGAGAAGTTCCTGCGCGGAGTGACAAAGTTCGAGATGAATGGCACGGTCTTCGAGATCACCAGACCAACGAAGCAGCTACCTGGAGAGAGCGCGTAAGTTATCAGACTTACGAGATGGGGAGTGATGGAAGAGAACCGCATAGTGAAACTGATCCTGGACCTGCGGATTGATTTCGAGCTGACACAGGAGGGCCTGGCCGCACGGTTGGGAGTGAGCGGTTCGATGGTGTCGCGGTGGGAGTCGGGCGAGTGTGTGCCAAGCCGTGTGCATTGGCGGGCGCTGCAGAAGTGTTTCGAGGGGATTGTGTCGTTGCCGGATCTGGAGAGTCTGAGATGAAAGAACTTATCCTGGATAAAAACCGCAAGATCATTACGCCATGGCTGACGAGCGACGAGGCGGCGCTCTACTGCGGGATCCACCGCAACACATTCGACCTGCATTCGGTTGGAGTGCCCTTCGGCGGCAGCAGGAGCCACAGGCGATGGCATGCCCGAACGCTCGACAAGTGGGTGAACAACGAACTCGACACCCCCTTCTCCCCGCATCCCCGGGAAGGCCGTTCACGAATTAGTGAAAGCCGGAGGAAAAAAGCGATCGGGAAACGGAGTGAGGAAGTCGGGTTGGTGGATCCCGGGACAGGAAAGGTGTTCGCATGAATGTTCAATCGTATATGTGCCCGTACAAAGGGAAACCGCGGCCGGTGCATCCGGCAGTGTGCGAGTGGCACATCCGGGAGCGGGATCCGGAGTGTTTGAAACAAGACTGCGCAGTCTACAAGGAGGGAGTGGCCAAGGATGGAGGAAACAAAACAACCGGTTCTGACGCCGGTAATCGATAAGAAGATGCAAGCGCCGGAAGTGCCCCTGGATCCAAATGGCTTTGAGAGCACTCTCGCGTTTCTGGACAAGGTGATGGAGCGAAACGAGCGGATCAAGATCTGGGGGGCTGTTTTCAAGGTAATGAAGGTGCGGGCCGGCAAGGTCGTGCTGAAGTGCGTGAGGGACAAGAGCCCGTGAGTCGGGTGAGAGCGGCCCGCTGAAACCTCAATGGGGAGGTTGAGCGATGGGAAACAGGATCCTGGACATTGATTTTTATGAAAACCCCAGAGGCAAAGTGTATCCGGTGACCCTGAAGGATGGCCAGAGAGTTTTTGTGCCGGTGCGCGGGGTGGTCGACGCGGTGCCCGGCGGCCTGGTTTTGCAGGAATGGTGTTACCGGTTCGTCATGAAGCAGAAACAGAAACAAAAGCAGGAGGCGACGGCGTGAAGAAAGAAAAACCTCCGTTGGGCATTATGCCGGCACGGCTTTGGAGAGAGACAAGGATGCAGGGGTTGGCCGCGGCCATAGAACGGCGGACACGTGCGGGGTTGTTTGATGAAACGGTTGTGAGATGGTGTGATGAATTGACGGGGATGATCAGGGAACGGAATGGAATAGTGGAACTCGATCTGGGCACGGGATTTGTTCGTTAAGTCCCATGCAGAAGCGGTGATGACGAATTCGACCGAATGAGGAGGAAAAAAACAGATGAGAAGACTGATTTTGCACCACAACGACGCGGACGGAAAATGCGCGGCAGCGATCGCGGCCAGGTGGATGAACGAGCTAAAGGAGATTGATGTGCACTGCGAACGGGTGAACTACGGTGAGGAACCGCCGTGGGGCCTGCTCGAAAAGCTTGGGCCTGACGATCCGGTGTGGATTGTGGATTTTTCGTATGAGCCGGAGCAAATGCTTGAGATAGCCAGGAAGTATGGGCACAGGCTGTATTGGTTCGACCACCATGGGACATCGATCGACAAGCTGCAGGCGATCATGGACCCATTTGGCATTGAGGGCCGGCGGCAAGTGGGCATTGCCGGGTGCATGCTTGTTTGGCAATTCTGCCACAGGAGCAGGCGCCCGCCGCTGGCCGTGGAGTACATTGCGGACCGGGATTTGTGGAAGTTCGCGCATGGGGACAGGACCCGGTGGTTCTATGAAAAGTATCTCCTGGAGCAGGCGACTCATCCGCTTGCAAAAGTATGGGACACCTGGTTCGAGATGACGGAGTGGCAGTACGAGAACTACCTGCGAAGCGGCGAAGAGCTCCACCGGGCCCGAAGAGGCATGCTGCAGGGGATTGCCCGGCGGATAGGGTATGAGTGCAACCTTCTTTATCTTCCGGGTGATTTTTCGCCGCTTCAGCCACCCGGCAAGCCGGATGAAAAAGTACCGGCAAAACAACTGAAGGTGCTGAAAGTCAATTTCCCGGGATCCGGCGACATGGGCGAGGTGATTCGGGAGATGGGCTATGACCTTGCCTGGGTGTACTGCGAGGAGTACCGCAACGGCAAGATGGGAAGGGTGAACAGCCTCTACAGTGAGAAGGTGGACGTGGGCGAGATCGCCAAGGGGCATGGCGGCGGCGGGCACAAGGGCGCGGCCGGGTTTGTGGAGGTGATATGAAAGCGATGATCATCATGGGACCTGCCGGATCGGGCAAAACCAAGAGAGCCGAGGAAGAGGCGCGGAAGAGAGGCGGCAAGTTCGTGGTTGTCTTCTGGGAAGACCTGAGACGTAATCGTTTCACCCTTGGCGCAGCTATGGCTTCGGAACCGGAGACCATAATAGTTGAAGGGCTCTCAGTCACGAAGGCAGCCGAGAGAGCGTACCTGAAACAGCTCGTGGCAGAAGATGAGCTCCTGGTCGAAGAGAGCTATACCCCGCGGCGCGCTGTTCGGGCACCATGGTTTATTTTCACTATGCAAAGCCCGCTGAAAATGGATTTAACGACATTGTTTGACGAACGGCGGTTTGAAGTCGTGGAGGTGCTGTGATGGGAAAGGCGGTGTTCAGCGGGTTGGGGAATACGGATCTGGTGGTGGCTAAGCTCGTGAGCGTGACAGCTATAGCCACTGGAGACCTGCTAAAAATCATGAGCTTGGGGCTCGACTCGAACGAAGTAGATCATGTTTATGGCCTGAGGCTGGTCATTGAAGGTAGCGATAAGCCGATGGAGTTCTACGACAAGGATAGATCGGTGATCGAGGCGAAGCGACTGGATCTGCTGGCTGCGATCGAGGCGTACTATGCGGGATATGAGGAACAAGTCGAAATCAAGATCCCGGTCGCGGATCTGGGGCAGGCAATAGGAGGTGAGTAATGGCTGAATTCTGGATGATGTCGAACCGGCAACCGTGGGTGGAGGCGTTGCTGCGCGGGCTGATCACGACGAAGACAAGGGATCACGGTGTGGCGCTGCCACCTGTGGGCGCCACGGTGTTCCTGCATGCGGGAAAGAAGCTGTGGGACGGCTGGCAGTTTTTGAAATGGATCCGGGGCGAGGTCTTGGAAATGAGCAGCCTGCCTGTGGGCGGAGTATGCGGAGTGGCCAGGGTCCGGGCTCGTGGCCCCACAAACGCATGTATGCCGGCAGAGGACAGGCCGTTCTTCGAATACACGATCGGTGGTGGAAGCTGCGCAGGGGTGATGTGTGTGGTGTTCGAGGACGTGAGGAGGATGCAGTTTATCCCATGCAGAGGCACGCAGCAGGCCACCAGGCGAGTCCCCGAGGCGGTGATGAAGGCCTACGAGGAGGGGCGCGTTAGCTCTCTCGCGGCCGATCAGGAGATTGTCTCCGGGAGCATCAAGCTGCCAATGACGCGGGATCATGAAAGGGAGATGCGGGCGTACTATGATTTTTCGAAGGGCGTAAGGGGGAAGCATCATCGTGGTTAGTTTACGGACACTACGGAAGGAGAAAAGAATGGCTCTGAAGCAGATAGTGTATGAGATGTGTCAGAGATGCGGCGAGAAGCAGGTTACAGAAGATGGTGAGTATTTGCACTATGGGCATAATTGCAAAAAAGCTCCCCCTGGCCCGCCGAACCCACCAAGAAGAGTCAAGAAAAGCGCTGTAATGTTTGTGAGGCAGGGCGATGAACCATCCAGGTATTAACATAAAACTACTTAGGAAATCACGAGGTATCAGTCAATCTGACCTAGCGTTACTGACTGGCATGAGTAAGAGTTTCCTTTCGGAAGTGGAAAACTGCAAAACCGAAATCAGCGCTAGGAGATTGTGGCAGATAGCGCACTACCTGGAGACCACGATGGATGCACTTATGGAGATGAATATCCCCCCACCGCACCCACGCAAGGCGGACGGGCACAGGAGAAAAGCATGATCTACATCGGTATCCTAATAGGCATTACCGTTACCCTGATCGCAATACAAATTACTGCGGTAGTGGTCAACGTCAAGCGGGAATCAAGGACAATCGACTATAACGAGCGCACCCTTGCCGCCCTGGAGCGGAGGAACGAGATCGGGGTAACAATGAATGAATACCTTTACTTCATTAGTGAGGGGTTGAAAAAATGACCGACGCTGAACGGATTCGCAAACTCACGGAGTGGATGGAATGGGAATGGATTGACCCGTTGCACATCAAGGACAAAGGTGGGTATGTATTTGATGGTACGCACTGGAACCCCCTCACGCGCATACAGGACGTGGACATGCTTGAGGGTGAAGTATTCAAAAGAGGTCTTGAATGGAAGTATGTTCCGGCTCTCATTAAGGTCATCCACGGTCCCCATACGAAATACCATGACCTCACTGTAAGGGGAGTCTGGTTTCTGATTCGCGCCACACCTGAACAACGCTGCGCAGCCATAGAAGCACTCATGGAGGACAAATGCAAACAGTAAGCCGTGAGATGGCAAAGAAGCTGAAGGATGCGGGGTGGGAGAAGACTACCGCTTTTATCTACAATAGCTTGGGTCATCTGATTTATTTTCCGCGGGGCCCAGAAGATCCACTATCGCCCTGGGACATCCTAGCCCCCACTCTTGACGAGGTGCTGGAGGAGGTAAGTTTGGAGACTCTTGTTGCTTTTTATACGCAAAAAAGACACATGGATTTGCCATTTGACCGCACTGCCCACGGCTTAGTGTGGACTTACTTCATTAAATGGCTCTACACCACCATGCGCTCTGCCGACGCAGCTTCCGAGGTGTGGCTGCGGATTAAGGAGCCCCCATGCCCTACCTAATCCTATTGGCAGTAATCGTGCTGCTGGCGTGGTGTGCGAAGGAGGAGACCAAATGAACCAGATTCCGAGCGAAGGGTAGTTCTGTGGAACATGCCCGTGTTTAGGGGAGCAGTGTAAATTACGCCCATTACGGGCGTCGGAGAAATGAAATGGCTTTTGCTCAAATCTATGTGTGTTCGGAACACGGTGAAACTTGGCATCCCGAGCAGGTGGAGGAGATCGACACACAAAACGATGAGGTCTACCACTGGATGCGCTGTCCAGTGATGGACTGCCACCGAGAGGTTACGCCACTCATGCAGGACGGGAAATTGGTGTTCCATGCGCTCACAGGTGAAGAATTGTTTTGGGAGTCATGTGAGCATGATAGCGAGGAATGAAGCAGTAAAGATTCAAGAAGGTGACTACGTGGAAACCCCCGACCATTTCCCGATCAGGACTGGCATCGTAAGGGTGGTGAGTCCGTGCGGAAGGTACGCAGTCGTTGAAAAGCAGTATGGCAGGAAGACATGGAAGAATCGCTATCGCATTGAGGAATTGAAATTCTGGAAAAGGATTCTGTAGTTATCCGGACTGAGGAACTCAGCGAAAGGAAAGAGTGATCGATGCCGAAACGAGTATACGAACTGATGTTCAATCCGGGCGAGGTTGTGGAGATCCGGGCGATCGGTGGGCTGAAGGGCCGGAATAAGGCCTGGGAAGGGGCGTGTTTCGGGGCGAAGGGCACAGTGTCGGGCTATTTCGATAATGCCGAGGCGTTCGGCGCCTCGGCGAAGGCCCTGGACGATGCCGGCGCCCACGGGGTCTATTACACCCTGAACCCCTGCCGGCCGGCGCTGATTGCCAGGGCATATAACCGGCTGAAGGCCAACATCCATACGACAACCGATGGCGAGATTGAGCTGATACGCTGGCTGCCGATCGATCTGGATCCGCGGCGCCCTACCGGCATTTCCTCTTCGCAGGCGGAATTGGATGCGGCCGTCTCAACGGCCAAGCTTGTTGCCGAGCACCTGGAGGGTGATCTGAAATGGGCCAGAGGACTGCGAGCCTTCAGCGGGAACGGCTACCATCTGATGTATCGGCTGCCAGACTACCGGAACAGCGAGGAGTATATCCAGAAAATCAGGGATATCCTCGCCTATCTGTCTGGGAAGTTCACCAGCGATCGTGTGATCATTGATGAGGTGGTGCATAATCCCGCACGAATTTGGAAGTGCTATGGGACGCACGCACGGAAGGGAGACAGCATACCGGAGCGACCACATCGCGTGAGTAGGATTCTGTCAAAGGAGCAGAAACTGGCGGATGTGGAAGTGACGGAATGAGCAAAATCGACGAGACCGCAAAGCGTGCTCCTAAGAAGGAGACGTCACAGGCGCCTGCAGGAAAAGCCCGAGGTGTAGGCAAGGGCAACCTCGGGATGATGGACCTGGGCGCGTACCTGCGGGACCACGGGCAGCCATTCCACGAAAAAAAGCTGCGAGACAAAGAGAAAGCCCACCTCACATACTTCGTACTCGAGAACGGGTGACTCTTCGACGAGAATCACCGGGGCGGTGAAGCGGCAATAGTGCAGTCACCTGAAAAGCCGTTCCTCTTCTACTTCTGCTATCACACCAGTTGCAAGAAGCACACATTCAAGGAAGCGCGGGCGAAGATCTCCGGCCAGGAGTCGCTGGCCAAGTATTACCCGGGGTATGACCCCAGCAAGCGGAGCAAGAAGCCAGGCACGGAGCTCGGCGCCGTGCTGGCAAAGTCAAGCATACCTTACCAGATTGAGTTTGAGTGCCTTTCACCCCGCATCCCCCCTCCCCACGAAGTAGACCCGTACACCTTCTTCGAAGAAGGTGCCAGGGGTACGCTGTCGTTTGTGCCGAAGCGGCTGGCGGATTACATGGCCGTGCTCCTGGGCCCCTTGTACGAGACCCTGGGGACCTGGTGGAGGTATGAAAACGGGGTTTACCGGCGGATGGACGTTGGGGAGCTGCAGCACGTGGCGACAGTGGCATTGAGGGACCATGCTCGGCCGAACCAGGTGAACGCGGCCGTGGAGATTCTGGGGAACCTGGTTCGGCGCAGGCCCTCGGATTGGCCCAAGGAGAAACTCATAAACTGCCTGACGGGTATGTTGAACCCGGAGACGGGAAAGCTTGAGCCACACAGTCCTGCGTACCTGAGCCGGGTGCAGATAAAGTGCAAATATGACTGGAAGTATTTAGACGCGGCACAGCCGTTTATGGAGTTCCTGGAGGGGGCCCAGCCTGGAAAGGATAATGAGGCGTGCCGGACCATCCTGCACCGGTTTGGCGGGTATGTGCTGCTGCCTGACAACCGGTATGAGAAGGTGCTGCTCCTGAAGGGTGAGGGCGGGAATGGCAAAGGGACCTTTATCAACATCCTCAGCATGGTGATTGGAGAGGAGCACGTAAGCGCGTTGTCGCTGCATGACCTGGGAGAGCGGTTTAACACATACCGGCTGGAAACCTCGATCTTGAATGTTTCGACAGAGGTGAACCCTAAGAAGAGCGTTGAGACCGAGACGCTGAAGCAAGTGGTTTCCGGTGATCTGATCAAGGGCGAAGAGAAGTTCGGCAAGCAGTTCGAATTCAGGCCTAGGACGAAATGTATCTTCTCTCTGAACAAGAAGCCGATCCTTCAGGACGTGGGGTATGCCCTGGAGCGCCGGCTGATTGTTGTGCCGTTTGACACGACATTCGAGGGCAAAACGAAGGTGGAAAGCATCTGGGACAGGTGCGTGGAAGGTGATGGGCGCCATGGCGTGTTTATGTGGATGGTGCTGGGCCTGGAGGAGCTGCTCAAGAACGGATTTGAGCTGACAGGCAGGGTGAAGAGCACAACGACGGCATTCCTGCGATCGCTAAACCCGGTGATGATTTTTGTCCAGGACGTATGTCGCCTACGACCTGGGGACAATAAGGTGTTTGTGGGCACGGTAGAACTCTACAAGAGGTACGTGCAATGGTGCGGCCACACAAAGCACAAAGAGATGGCCAGGACGAACTTCTGGGACATCATTGAGAGCATTCCGGGAGTACGGCGGGGGTTGCACCATAAGACAAGGCAGGCGAATTTCTTTGGAATCGAAATTAAGCCTGAAGACCTGGGTGAAGAGGCAGAAGGTTATGATGATCTTGAGGAGGTCGACCCCTCGACCCCTCAACCCCGTACCCCCTCTTCTTAGTTCGCCTTACTGTTACCTTCACGAAGGTTTGGGCGAAGGGTAAACGAAGGTTTTGCGAAGGTTTTGCGAGTTGGCAAGTGTCTGAAAACATTAATGAACGAAGGTTGCGAAGGTTTTCAGTGAGGTTAGTCCTTACTATTATGCACATACTATCTCCTATTTATTCTCTTTTTGTCACTCCGTGCGAAAGGAGTAGCTCAGAAACCTTCGCAACCTTCGTAGTGGAGGAAGATCAAACACTTAGAAGACAAAAAACCTTCGTAAAAACCTTCGGGAAACCTTCGGAATGGGGGGTAAAAACCTTCGTAACCGGTCCTGAAGTGACGTTAAGTAGGTGCATGAAATGATGGCTGGCGAGTGCATTATTCGGCCAGCGACGGGATCGGCCGCGGTATAAGGCGAAGGATAGTGAATGGAAGCGAAGGTAGCCAGGTGGGCTACCTTCAGAAAGGGGGGTGGGGGGCACGGGTGAACGCTTGAATCATGGTGCCGAAAACCCACGAAGAATGGGAAATGAATGGAAAGGTGGTGGTGGAAGTGAACCTGGATGGATTCGAGGTGTGAACCGGTGGATGTTTGTCAATTTTTAACGAACACGACTTGCTAACTTTAGTGGATAAGTTAGCAAGTCGTGAAAACGCGGAGAAGCAGGAACAACAAGGCTCTTGGGTGTTTTGGGGGATTCGGTTAAAAAATAGGCCTTGACAGATTGCCAACTAATAATGATGATACGGCAGAAAGTTGGCAAATCTCGAAAGGGGGAAAACGGGATGAAAAAGAGCAGAAATCCGAATCACCCGAGGGCCGGATCCAGGATCAAGGTGGAACCGATCAAAACGCTGAAGGACATCAAGTCGATCAAGAAGCTGCTGGCAGATAACCCGCGGGACCTGGCGCTGTTCGTGGTCGGGATCAATACGAACCTGAGGGCCGGCGATCTGCTCGGGATCCGTGCCGGCATGGTCCGGGGCCTGCGGCCGATGGATGAGATCGAGCTCAGGGAGGGGAAAACCGGGAAGCTGCGCCGGATCAGCCTGAACGGAAGCGCTATAGAGGCCGTCCAGGGGCTTTTGGCTTCTCAGGCATACCAGGACAAGGACTTCCTTTTCAGGAGCCAGCGGGGCGAGGTCCTGACAGTGCCGTCGCTCCACCGACTGGTAAAGGGCTGGTGTTCGACGATCAACCTGCGGGGCAACTTCGGCAGCCACACGCTTCGGAAGACATGGGGATATCACCAGCGGGTGACCTTCGGCATGGGATTGCCTGAGCTGATGGTCTGTTTCAACCATTCGAGTCAGAGGCAAACCCTGGATTACCTCTGCATCCAACCCGAAGAGGTGAGGTCGGTCTATGCGAACGAGCTGTGACCTGGCGAAAGCGGAGATCCCGGGAAGGGAGGAGGAGCGATCGAGGCGAGGTGGACGGATCGGGCCGGCTGCCTCGCCGAGTCGGGCCGACCGACGGCGCAGGCCTGGGGCAAGAAGGGCAATCGGGAGATCGCAAATCCGGAAATCCCGGGATTGGAGTCCCGTCCCCCCTCTATCACCTAGGCACATAGATAATTTTCCCGATTTTGAGGCAAGTCAGCGACGTGGACCGATAACTTGATGGGGGGTGCGGGGTGGAATGGAACACTATGGGAAACAGAAAACTGATAGCTGAAGCTAGGGAGGCTACGGAATGGCAGAAGAAAAGAAGCCCCTAAAGGAAAGAGTTGAGGCGTTCAACATGATGGAACTTCCTGGGCAACCCAGGATGATGCACATGGGAACGTCCTACCTCGTCAACGATCTATGGCGGGAAGTGGAAAGGCTTAGAGAGGAGATCAAGGGCCATGAGGCTTTTCAGGCCGGAGTGAATGAGGCCCTCTCGATAGCCTGCAAATTGTCCGGCTTGTAAAAGCAGCAATAGAGGGGACGGTTCATATCGCCCCTAGCTACGGACACTACAAACGAAGGTGATGATCTAATGGATACGACAGACCCTTGGTACAAAAGCGCATATTCCAAAGAAGACCATGAATTTCTGGAAGGTGTTTTTGGAGAACTCCAGCAAAGAGGCTTGAGGTGGTCTAACGAGAAAGGGGCCGACGGGAAGTATATTATTCATCTCCGTGGTATCAAAACATGGCTCTCCGGGAAAGCAGCACAAACCGAGAAATTTGTTCTTGCTTGCTGGAGACTCAAAAGGGCGCACCGAGATCTGTTGACCGAAAAAGTGAAGCTCGTGAGGAAGTTAGAGGCCGTAGCTGGAACCTCTGAAATAGTGGATCTTGAAAAGGTTAGCGGTCTCCATATTTGGATTCGGGATGAATTCAGGGGTGTAATGGTGCCCAAAGAACATGCTGAGCGGCTTGCCGAAGCGATCAATAAGGTCGCGCACGAGATGCGGCAGCACGGCTTTGAAGAGGGAAGCAATATCCTGCATAGGCTGGGCACTGGAGATATATCTGTTTTGGATTTTGAAAAAGAGAAAGCAAAAATGCAGGACACGTAGTTATCCGGGCTACTGAAGCCGGCTTTGGGGGAGGGGAGAATGGGGAAGGGGAATACGTATTGGGATCGGGCGTGGTCGTTGGTGGATGGGTGCACGAAGTGTTCGCCTGGGTGTTTAAACTGCTGGAGTGAGGAGATTTATGGGCGGTTTCATGAGGACGGGCTGATTTCGCCGGAGAAGAAGTGGACGGGGCAGATACTGACTCGAAGCAGCAGGCTCGATATTCCCAGGATTGCCAACAAGTCAACCGTGTTCGCGGTTTGGAATGACTTGGCTCATGAGGCCGTCCCGGATGTGTTCAGAGCACTGGCCTATGCGGTGATGCAGGAATGCAGGCGCCATACTTATCTCGTGCTCACGAAGCGGATTCACGAGTTGGGCTATTCACTGCGGGCCAACCTTTCCCCGCTCCGCACTAGACCCTTCGGGATCTTTCCCGGTGTGACCGTTTGCACACAGGAGGAGGCGGATAAGAACATCCCGGAGCTGCTGAGGCTGAAGGAGTTTTTCCCGTGGATGAGGGTATGGGTGAGTCTGGAGCCGATACTCGAGGAGATAAGCCTCTTGCGGTGGATACCCATACCTTCATGTTCTCCGTCCACTGCCGGAATCAACGCCGTGATCATCGGAGGTGAATCGGGTTCTCCGAGAAAAGTGCGGCCAATTAGAGAATACTGGTTTGAGAAGACCGTGAATGACTGCCGGGCTTCACTGGTACCGGTCTTTGTGAAGCAGATGGGGACCTCGTGGGCCATGAGGAACGGTGTCTGGAAGCTTGGTGACCACCAGGGGGCGGATATGCAGTATTGGCCGGAATCTTTGAGAGTGAGGGAGCTGATATGGAGATAGAACTTTGCCCGCGGTGTGGGGGTGAGATGGAGTGGGTGGAGTGCTGGAACTGTGGCGGGGATGGTGTGGACGGGCATGATTGCGGGGAGGATTGCTGCAGCTGCCTTGAGCCTGAGGACAATGTTCGGTGCGACATCTGCAAGGGTAGGGGTGGGTGGTACGCATGCGACGGGTGCACTGAGGCCAGGGAGCATGGGGTGTAGGGTTTTGGAGGGCGGCGGCGGGGAATTGACGCTGATAAATCGGCAAAATGAAGGGTATTTCGTACCCACAAAGTAGGAGGAAAGGTATGGCGGCGAAGGTGCTTGGGTTTCCGGGGTTCAAGAATCCAAAGGTGTTGGAGTTGAGCGATGAGCGATGGTTATGGACTTTGCCTGTCGAGATCAGCTACCGGGACGCCCTGTTCCTGGTGTCGCAACTCTGCCTGGCGCTGAAGCATCCGCAGAACAATGGGGTGGTTGCGGATTTCGCCCGGGCGCTCGGTAAAGACCTTATCCGGCGGTTCATGGAGGAGATCCCGGAGTTTACCATGGATGTGGTCCGCCTGCTGGAATTGGACAAGACGTTCGGTCTCGATTGAACTGGCACGGGAATTGTATTGGAGTTTCCCTTGGCGTAATGGTAATGTTAGTTGCCGTTAACCTGAGCGAAAGAGAGGACTGGATGGCACTGAGCGCTTCGGAGGAAAAGACCATTGTCTCTTTGTTCACGAATCTACAAAACATCGATTCAAGGTATTATGCGGCTGCCTATTACTTCGTTTCCGGATTCCTCAGGTGTTTGGCTTTGAGCGTTGAATCCTTTGAGGGCATTGAAATGCCAGGAAAGGAGAAGCTTGCATGAAAAGACGATTCGTGGTTCTTCTAACTGCGCTCTTGGTCATCGCCGGATGTGCTGCGGTAGATCAGGGAGTAAGGCTCTCTGAGTCGGGTGAGCAACTTGAATTTCAGTGCGACTTTTGGCCCGATCGTGACGTAATGAGCCGTGCAAAGCGGCTTTACGATTTGACGGACCATGCAAAGGATCTGCGCGTGGATATCTGTTTCATCTCGGCATCGGCCCCACTTGCATTGACCTTTCCAAAGAACGGGGGATATATCATTGTCCTGGCCAGTGGTTTGACAAAGGGCAGACCTCACGAAGAGATGCTTCTGTGTTCCATCGCCCACGAGCTTGCGCATATCGACCTGGGACACACGGAGGAATTGGCCGAAATACTAAAAAGAACAAAGACCTTAGGTAGTCGTGAGTTGCGGAATGTTATCGACAGACAGGAAATCGAGGCAGACTCGGGGGCGGTTCGTATATTGGAGAAGTTTGGAATAAAAGATGCGCACCTGTGGATGGCAAGGACCCTTGACTGGCTTGAGGAATACACTCCTTCCAGTGCGGAACGTGGAGAATTCAGGCGAATGCTTGCCGGACACAACAAGCCTGAACTGCAAGCCTGGGGGGAGATGATGCTTAGGGCTGGTGCGGATATTGACGGCAGAATCCGTAACCTGCTGGGGGATGAGGCTTTCAAATCGTGGCAAAGCATCCCGCGGGTTGGATATGGGCGGATATCGCCAAACAAATGGAACAGTAAGCCATGAAGGCGCAGGGATTCAGTCGTCAAGAATACTATCTAAGCCTAGTGACCTTTTTCTCTCGAAGGGACTTGAATTAGATGGGAAGAGTTCTTTTGAGCTGTCGCGGTGAGGTGTGAATTCGCCCCTATTTGGATTGTAATTTCCCGGGTAGCTGAAGTTGTCGGTTCTGGAGCTATTCGGGTTGGTCCTGGTGTAAGAGTCAACGTAAGTGTCCTTGACGCCGTCGCGGTCGGTATCCCGCCAGTGACCTCTTACACGATGGCTGGATTGAGCAAATGCGGAAGGCACGGAGAAAACAACGAATAAAGCAATAAGCGCCGTGATTACGATGATCCGTTTCATGCGTAGCCTCCTTGCCAAAGGTTTAAATAAGGTATGCGTGTAATACTGATTACATAAATATGGATATGAAGCAAGAAAAAAAATTAGGAGTTGACAATACAGAAAACATGTAATATGAATTACACATCTGAGAACTACAAGGCGGTTACGCCCCCGACAGCGGCTATTTTTGTCGGAAGGTCATTTTTGCGTGAGACTCCCCGTGTCCGTGAGGTCGGGGGCGCTTCCTTGTAAGCGTTCAGAGGTCTCACGCTTTTTTTGTTGTGTTACAAAATCTGAAACCTACAAGGAGGACAACAAGATGGAAATGGAGTTGGTTCGTGTAACAAAGCGTGCATTAGGAGGAAATACCATCCAAACTGTCAACGCGCGAGAGTTGTACGAGTTCTTGGAATCAAAACAGGAATTTGCTAATTGGATCAAAGGCAGGGTCGAGGAGTACGGTTATACCGAAGGAGAGGAGTTTTTGACAATTTTATCAAAAACCCCGTCTGACGCGGGTGGCAGGCCTTCCAGGGAGTATTTCATCTCCCTCGACATGGCCAAGGAGTTGGCCATGGTGGAGCGGACGGAGAAAGGGAGGCAGGCCAGGAAGTATTTCATTGAGTGTGAGCGGCGGTTGCGGGAGATGACGAGCGAGCTGCGGGCGCTGCCTGCGCCTGCCGGGACGGCGATGCAGGAGGGGATTCAGCGCGGGATCGGGTTGATGATGGCGGCAGGCAGGTATTCGCTGAAGGTGGCCGACCTGGAGAAATACTTTTACTTCCGCAAGCTTGGTCTGGACACGGCACAGGCGGAGGCTGCCTTCGGGATGGCTCCAGGCGCGGCGGCTGCCTTCGAGCAGGAGCTTGGCCATGCGGGCATCCGGATCCGTCCGGACCGAAAGGGACTGGAGGCCGTCGCGGGCCGGTTGGCGGAGATGGTGGCGGGCGAAGAGGTGTCTTTGAAGCAGCTGCCGGTTTCCGACGCTCTTTCGGATTTCGGTGGCGAGATCTGCCTCCTGGACAGAGCGGCGGCGATCAGGACCCTGGTGCTTTACGCCAAGTACAGGGACTGGGCCATTGAAAACCACCGCTATCTGCTGGGGTTCAATGATTTCAGGCGCGAACTCACCTCGCGTTTCCCGGTAACAAAGCAAAGCGCTTACGGGAAAGAGCGGCGGGCGCACTTTCTTGGAATTACACTCAAAAACCCCCAACCGGCAGGCACGATCGAGGAGTTCGTGGAGAAGTGCTGCGTTCTCGACCCAAGGGCCAGCGTTCTAACCAGGGATCTTTACATTGCGTTCAGGAACTGGTGTTATTCCAAGGGCGGCGGGCATATCGGCCGCCAGCTCTTCTTCAAGAGCATGGAAAGCAAATACGCCGGCAGGATAGCGGTAAAGAAGGCGGCCCGTAAAATGAGCTTTTTCGGAATCACCCTGAAGGGCGAGGGAGGTGAGCGGCTATGAATAGACTCACTTCCTACGAAGCAAGAGAAATCAGGAGGGTGTTCACGGAGTTGAAGAATACCAGCCGGAGGCACTTTGACGCGGCGTTTTACTTTGTGTTCGGCTTCCGCCGGGCGGCGCAGTTGAAGGCGGACCGGTTTGAGGATGTGCCGATGCCCGGAATAGCGAAGGACGAGGGGACGACCGCTTCGCTGGGACGAGGGACGAAAAAGACGAAGACTGGATTCCGGCCTACGCCGGAATGACGGAGGAAAAGAATCGGCCCGATAGGTCGGATAGGACGTATTGGACGATAAGAAGATGTAAAGAAAATAACAGAGTTTCATGTGAAACAATGGCTTAAAAAATAATGTCAAGAAAAATCTTTGCATAAAACTCAAGCTCTTTAGCCCGGTTTCTTCCCAATAAGGCACATTGGATCACAAGCCTGTCAGGTTAGCTCCTGACAGGCTTTTTGCGTTTAAAACCCGTGTTAATATCCGCGTGCATCTGTGTTTCTCCTTTCGCGTGAGGGGTGTGGAGGTCAACCGGAGGATCTCCACACTCCGTCCCACCAAAGAAAGGTTCGAGGGACGAGGTTCGAGGGACGAGGAAAGAGAAAGACCGAAGGACGAGGGACGCGGGAAGTGATGGGTCAAGACCCATCCTACAACGGCGAGGGACGAGGAAAAAAGAAAGATGGGGAAGAAAGAGCCGTACATCGACAAACACAACCTGGGAGAGCGGGTGCTCGGGTTGTCGTTTGGGGGGATGACGGACACCAGGATTGCCGAGCAGCTCACTTCCGAAGGACACAAGATCTCACAACCCACCGTTACCCGATGGCTCCAGGCAAAGCGTGAAGAGATGGGACCCCAGGTGAGGGGCATCATGCAGGATCACCTGCAGAGGAAGCTCCCCAGGGACTTGGAAGTCCTCGAGGAGATGGAGGTGATCACCTTCGATTGGGCCAAGGAAGAGAAACCGGCCCTGGTCGAACGGCTGATGGATCCGGCCTGGTGCGCTGCTGCGTATCTGCGATGGAAGGCGTCGATCGTCGAGGCCAAAGAGGAAGAGCAGCAAGGGGTGATGCGGCTGATTCTCAAGGAGGCCATGGGCAGGGTCACAGAATTTTTCAATGTGCGCCGCGAAAAGCTCAATTTCATGAAGAGCACCCGGGACGATATAGCGCTGAAACTCCAGTATTCCGGCGTGATCGAGGGGGCGGAGAAGGGGAATATTTATATCGTCACGAGCAAGAAAGAGCAGGGACCGCAGGGACAAAAGGGCGGGGAGAGTAAGCCGAGGCTGCAGATGGTGCTGAAGGGGCCGAAAGATGCCAAGTGATCTTAGATTCGACCTGAGCCCCACGCAAACGGATTTTGTTTTGTCCGAGGCCCATATCGTGCAGTTGATCGGGCCGATGGGTGAGGGAAAGACCCATGCGGGGATTGCCGGTATGATCTACCATGCCCAACGAAACGGCAAGCCTATAGAGACTGCCCTCATTCGGGATACCTTTCAGAATATCAAGACTTCCACCAGCAAGGATATTGCGAAGATCTGCGGCGAGTGGGCGCGTTTTACAGATGGCGGCAGGCGGTTGACGCTGATGACGACCCCAAGGGTGCACTGCGATCTCTTCGGGATAGATTCGGAGGCCGATATCAGCAAGCTGCAGGGGCCGCAGTATTCGCTGATCTGGCTCGAAGAGCCGGCGCCGATTTACGAGAAAAGCAATGCCGGGCTTCCTATCGGGGTGTTTCGCATGGCTTTGGCCAGGGCTGCGCGGCAATCGGGCGGCATGATTCCGCGGGTGCAGCTTTCGCACAACCCGTCGGACGAAGATCACTGGACGGCGGAGCTCGCCGACGAACCCCATGAATATGTGTCGATTTACGATGAGAACAGCGGGCAATGGGTGACTGTGTACAAGGATATCTTCCGTATCCCCAGGGGCGAAAACAAGTTTCTCTCGCCCATAGCCCGTGCCATGAACGAGGCGGCGTTCAAAGGAGATCCCGGCAAGTACGCACGGTATGTGCTCGGCGAAGAGGCGATGGTCGTGCAGGGCAGGAGGGTGACCCCTGCCTATGATCAGCGGGTTCATTTCTCGGAAAGGATTCTGCCGGTGCTCAAGGGCGAAGCGATCATGATGTGGGATTCGTGGCTGGATGCGACCTGCACCATTGCGCAATACAACCCGCTCGGCCAGCTCGTGTTTCACGACGTGCTCCACGAAGAGGGACTAGGACCGGAGGAGATCATCGAGGAGAAGGTGCTGCCGCTTCTCGAAACCCCCAAATACAAGGGCAAGGTGAAGGTCGAAGGGCCGTGGCGGATCATCGGGGACCAGAGCATGAGAAACCCGGACCAGTCGAGCAACAAGCGGAGCGCTGCAAGTCTCATTGAAGGGGTGTTTAAGGCCCGGTTCGAGCCGGGGCCTGCCCACTGGCATCGTATGCGGAACATCCCCAACCAGTGCTGCCGGGCGAGGACGCCGCACGGTTTGCCGTTGATCCTGCTCTCCAGGTCGGCGACAAAGCTTCACCGGGCCCTGAAGGGCGGCTGGCACTACAAGGTGGACGTAAGCGGCCACATTCTGGGGGATAAGCCGGAGAAAAACATTCACAGTCACCCGGGGGACACTTTTGCCAACGGGCTGGCGGTGCTGCATCCGCAGAAGCCGGACGAGCAACGGCCTCCGGTGGATCAGCGGGCGGCGCAGAAGCTGGCCAGGAGCTACGGGGGCGGGAATTTCAGTAGAAGGTTTGCGGCGGCCGGCGGGATTTCGGGGCCGTTTAATCCGTGAGAAAAGGCCAGGGACAAAAGGATGATCGGGCGCATGCGGGAGTTCGTGGAGAGAAGGTGGCCGATGTTGTTTGCGGGGTTGGCTGTTCTGGCGGCCTGGCTGATTACGTGCTGAGGTGAACGGGAGATGGGGGGCAAATTCGGGAAATATTGGGAGATGACGTCTGGCGGGCCGTACAAGGACGATCCGCTCTGCCAACCGCAGGAGATGTTCAAGTGCACGAGCTGCGGGGCGGAGACGAAGCCGGAGGAAGGGTATAACGGCGAGCCGAACAGGCACATCTGCGGGCCGGATTGCAGGATGGAGCACAGCGACCTGAGGATTGGGGCGAGTGAGGCGTTTGTGAGGAATTATCCGGGGATTGATTGGAGCAAAGGGAAGAGGACGAGCTTTGCCCGGGTCAGATGACGATGGGTCAAGACCCATCCTACGCTCGGCGACGAAACAGACCAGACAGACGTAAGGACGGAATAGACCGAGATGCCAGTGCCTTTGCCGAATCCGAATAGCGATGATCCTGCCGAGCTGTTGATCCAGCGGCGGCGGGAGATCGAGACGTATGAGCACAAGCCTGCGGTGGACCCCAGGGAGCTTGCGGAGCGGGAAGAGGCTGCAAAGGCCTATGCCGGTGAAAACGAGGACCATTTTGTATCCTATGTGCTGGATTGCTACAACACGTCGATTCGGGCACACCAGGATATCCGGCGGATCCAGGGGCACTGCTGGAACGCATATGAGGAAAACGAGCCGGTGAACTTCCTCGACAAGGAGGAGTGGCAGGCAAAGACGATTGTTCCAAAACCTTTTCAGACCGTGCAGTTCGGCGCTGCCGCGGTGAAGAAGGCCTTTACCCCGCAGTTTTTGAGCATCAAGAATGCCAGGAACAAGGCGAGCGAAGCGTTCTGGCAGAAGGTCATGGATTTTTATCTGAACGAGCAGCATGCCGATTTCAGGACCGTGTTTGCCGACGCCTGCCTGATGGGGCTTGCCATAGGGACATCGTCGGAGATGATTCCCATGTTCAGCTCGGCGGCCGGTCTGCAGATTCCCCTTGTGGAGCCGTGGAAGATCGTCCGGGATCCGGATGCGCTGCCGCGCGATCCGCATAGCGGCATGTACTGGATTCATGAGGAATGGCTCGACTATTACGTGCTGAAAGAGGCGGAGAAAAAGCAAAAGTATACGCAGGTGGACGCGGCGGTCGACACTACGGGCGGGTCCAATGACAACCCCCTGACCACTGCCGAGGCCATAGCGGCACGAAAGAACATGATCATAGAGCGGTCGCGTTTCCGCAAAATGGTGCTTACCAAGGAGTTTCACGGCACTATCCTGAGCCCGAACGGCGAGCTGCTTCTTCCTTCTGCCAAGCTCACGCTTGGCGCAAACCGGGTAATCGGGCTTCCCAAGGCTGTGGACACCGATTACCGCTTTCCCGGGATCTCGTTTTCTCCTCTGCCACACCTGCTGAGATACGACGGCCGCGGGCTGCTGGAAGGGGTGCTGAGCGTGTGGGAAGCGATGAACAATATCCTGTGTCTCCACCAGGATTACCTGCAATGGCTGGTCAACCCTCCCAGGGAGATCAACGTGGACGGGTTGCAGGACCCAAAGGATGCCAAGATCTTTCCCGGGAAGGATGTGCTCACGAAGGATACCGCCAACGGGCAGCAGGTGGTCCGGATCGAGCAGCGGCGGAGCAGGACCACGGACATTCTGGCGAACCTGCAGCATTTCGACCAGTTGTTCCAGCGGGGCACGTTCGTTTCGGACAGCGTGCAGGGGCTGCCGGGATGGCGGCAGGATGAACCGTACAGGCTGGCGGCCATGCACCTTGACCAGGCCCTGGGGGTTTTCGGGTTGATGGGGAGCAACGTGGAGGTGGGGGCGATCAAGGCCATTACGCAGTCGGCCCGGGTGATCAGGAAATTTGCCACGTACAGGGATTACCAGCAGATATTCACCGACGAGGAGCTTAAAAAATTCGGTGTGGCGCTGGATCCCAGTAAACCGAACGGGGTGGGCGGTGTGCCGGAATTCGACGGCACGTTCCACGTGTCGGGGATCCAGGCCCTGATGAAGGACAATGAGTGTTTGAAAGTGATCAATGAGATCATTATTCCGCTCTCGGACAGGCCGCAGTATGCGCCGTATATCGACCCATACCGTGTGTTGAAATCGATCGAGATTCGAGCGAACCTCGAGGATGAGAAGATCATCCCAACCGATGAACAGGCGAAGATCATCCAGGTGCAGCAGATGCTTGCCGCGGCCAAGCAGCAGGAGGCCATGGAGCGGATGCAGGAGCTGCAGGAGGCGATGGGCGTAACCGAGCTGATCAAAAAGATCGAGGAGATCGAGGCGGAGACGAAGCGGCCGGAGGAGATGGCGAAGCGGATTTTGCAAATTCAGGGCGGAAAGACGATGCAGGGGGGCGGCAATGCTCGGTAAGGGAATAGAAACCGATCCGGCGACAGGCCGGCCGCGTGTCGAGCGGGAAGAGGAAAAGAAGCAGATCAATGACAGGCGGGAAGAGGAGATTTTGCGGGCCCGGGCTGCGTATGCCGGCATGCTGGCCACTGAGCCGGGGAAGCTGCTGGTCGGGATGGTGCGGCAGAGATTGATGGACCGCATAAGAACACTCGCTGCAGCGGATCCGGAGGCGAAGACCCTTTCCGGGCTGCTAAACGACCTGGGCATTGCGGATGCCCTTGCAGATGACGCTGTACTAAAGCTGTTCGACCGGACCATGAAGAAGGAGTGAGATGGGTAAAGTAACGGAAGCATAAGCCACGGCAAAGTCCAGGAAGCATAGGACCGATAAGACATAGAGGACCTATACTTCGAGAGGCGTAGCAAAGGCGCACGGGGGAATTTCAGATTTGAGATTTCAAATTTGAAATTCGCAGGTGCGCCTTTTTTTATTCCAGCGGCAGCCGGGATTCCCGGCCGGAAGGCAAAGGAAAAGCGGCGCTTGCCGGACAAAGCAAAGGAGGGGGTATGCCAGGGGAAGAAAAGACGTTCGATCTCGACCAGGTGATCCAGGAGGGGATGCAGCAGTTCACGGGGCAGGAAGCGGTGATGAGCCTGCCTGCCGAGGGGGACGCTGGAACCCAGGGGGAAGAGGACGGCAAAGACCAGAGGACAGAAGACGGCAAGGAAACAGGGACCCAAGGGACGGAAGGGACCCAAGGGAAAGAAAAGGCTGCAGACCAGGCGGGGAAGGAAACCGGAGACGCAGGGGCTGCAGACGCAAAGGCCCAGGAGCGCATGAGTGAGCTCGAAGAGGAAAACAGAGCACTCAAGGGCGAGAAGGCGACCGCCGAGGCGGCCGCGGCCCGGGAAAAGGCCGATGCCGATTTTGAGAAGTCTGTTGAGGAGTTCAGCCAGGCCGAGAACAGGAAAGCCCTTGCCGCCATAGATGGGCTGGATCCGGACAGTTACGAGACTCCGGAGAAGTACCAGGAGCAAGTGGCGAAGATCTGGGCAAAGAAGGAAACCGCGGTTGCCAAGCATGTGCGTGTGGTAGGCAGCCGGACAGAGGTCAGAGATCAGAGGGCGGAGGCCGGCAAGGAGCAGAGGACAGAGGACGGTGGACAGAAATCGGAAAAAGAGCAGCTCTGGGCTGAGGTTGGCAAGATCGCGAAAGCGGAGGAACTGGATCCGGCGGATCCGGATTTCATCGTGTTTTGCCGGCAGGCCCCGGAAACGGATCCGAGCGGGAAGCCGCTCGATTTAGATGCGCAGGTGAAGTGGGCGATCAACGAGACCAAGGAGTTCAAGAGGTTGCGGAAGATCGACCAGGAGAGCAAGGGTATCACTGCCGAGCAGCTTGCAGCAAGGCGGCAGGAGACCGAGCAGCCCATGGTGCGCGGGGCGTCTACAGTGCCGGGCACCGGCAGCTTTGGCGGCGCAACTGAGAAAGCGCAACCCGTGAGCCTTGATGATGCGCTGAATTTTGCGGCGCAGCGAAGGACGCTCTAAGGACCGAGGGACGAAAAAGACAACAAATTACGACAACAAGGAAACAGCCGGAAGGCTGAGGAGGGTTAGACGATGACAGGAGCGACTTTTAGTTGGACGTACGATGCACCGGCGGGGGTTTTCAAGAACCATGGCCTGTCGGGAGAGTTGCTGAAACTTGCGGCGCTCGATTTCAAACTCGTGCCGTTTACGCGGCGCGTAACGGAGTTTCATAAGGGCATGGGCGAGAGCATTACCCTGCTCTACTACAAGGCCCTTTCGCAGCCCTCGAGCGCATTGCTCGAAGAGAAAACCCGAATCCCCATTGATCAGCTCACGATGGGCCAGCAGACCATCACCATCGCCGAATGGGGGCGCGGCGTGGAGTACACGGATCTGATGAAGCAATTGAGCAAATACGACCCCACGAGCCCCATTCAGGAACGTTTGAAGGACCAGATGAACGAGGCCATGGACAACGCGGTGGGATCCCATTTCACGGGTACCGACGTGAAACTCGCGTTTACCCCCACTTCGCTTACCGGAGGCACCTGGGCAACCACGGGGACGTCGGTTACCACAGCCTTGGCGAACCTGACCAAGGATCACCTGGCCGTGATCAGGGACTACATGGCCAAGGACATCCACGTGCCCTTCTTCGACGGGGACCACTTTATCGGGCTTTTCTCCACCAAGGCCCTTCGAGGCCTTCGAAACGACCGGGTGATAGAGGCGTGGAACATGTATCTCCGCAAGGGGGATCACATCTACAAGGGCGAGATCGGCAAGGTGGAGTCGATCCGGGCGGTGGAGATCACCAATGACACGGCCCTTTCGAACTCGGTAGGCAGCGGCGGGATCATGGGCGAGGCGGTTGTGTTCGGGAAGGATGCCCTTGCCCGGATCGAGCTGGAGTTCCCGCATCTTCGCGCACAACCCAACTACACGGCGGATTTCGGCCGGCGGCATGCGGTTGCGTGGTACGGCACGGTGAACTTCGGCGTGTTTTTCCCCACATCGACGGACCGGGAAGCGCGGATTGTGAAGGTGGTGAGCGCGTAAGGGACAAGGACCAGGGACCAAAGGGACAAAAAGGGACCTAAGGAAAAAAAATATGAAGGAAGGAGGCGAAAGCCATGTTTGAGATCAATCCGACTTATTTGCCTTTTATTCCGGCTGCCGTCGGAACGAGCTGGGATGAAAAAGGGATCCTGCTGACCGGTCATGGAACCGGGGACGCAGGGGTGTTTAGCGTGCCGTTCAAGTGCGAGGTGGAGCGCGCGCAGTTGACTATCACTGTGGCGACTGAGGCAGGGGCCGCAGAAGTGAAGTTCGACAAGAGGCCGACCGCGGGAAGCGATACCAGCCGCGGGGACGGAGACATAGCCGATATCAATATCGGTGTTGCCGGAGTTTCGGCCCAGGGCGAGGTGGCCTATGACCTGGTGGCCGCCGGCGTGACCCTGGAGCCGGGGCAGCAGGTCGTTGTACAGGTGATCACCGCCAATACCGGGCAGGTGATACCGGAGCTGATTGTGAGGTATCTGCCGGAGACTCTGGCCAACCTGAGCGCGCTGCAGGCGACAACGTAAGAGCTAGTCGTTTGGTCTGTTTCGTCAAGACTAAATAGACGAGATGGACCAAACAGACCAGACGGACAGGAATAGGAGGTGTGTAATGCCAGCATTGGCCGCAACAAATGTCACGGTGACCATGGGAACCCGTGACCGCGATTTTGCCCGTGCGGGGACGCTGAAGAACTTGAGCATTGCCAGTATCGCGTTCGGCGATGGGGTGCTGACGTACCCAGCCGACGGGGTGCCTTTGCCTGCTCTGGGGGTGTTCGGGATTCACAGGGAAATGGACCTGCTCCCGATCGAGAGCTCGGCGAACGGCTTTGTGTACAAGTACGACCGCACGAATCATAAACTGAAAATATTTACGCAGGGGGTGACAACGGGATCGACGCAGGTTTCGCCGCACGAACCCACGGAACCGACTGTAGCAATCGAGAATTCCGCGGGGGCGGACCAGGCGGCGCTGTTGTTCGGGGCAGCGGCAGACACGGCCTATGACTTCGGCCCGCTGAAAGAGCTGCCGGCAACCATTGCGCCGGCCGCGGTGACTATCCGGGCGCTGGTGATAGGAGAATGAAAAGCAGGTGCGAGGATCGAGGATCGGGGAACGAGGATTTGACCTCGGTCCCCGATCCTCGCACCATTGAGTAAGAAAGGAGACATATGGAGGCACAGAAGCTTTACGTGAAGGTGAAAGACAAGGACGGCAATGAAACCCAGAAAGAGGTGCGCATATTCGCGTTCTGGACGGACCGGGGCGGATCGATCTACCTGCATGAAAGCGGCGTGTACGGGTACAAGGACGGGTCTCCTGTGCGCTCGCGGCAGGAGCTCGAGCAGATCATCAGCCAGCCTGTGCAGCTCAAGTATGCGCTGCTCTGGTGGGACAGCGTGGGCGCCAAGCTCTCGAAGGCCTTTTACGACCAGAAGGCGGAAGAAGAAGAGCAGAGGATCGGGCAGGCCATGCACGTCGATAGCCCGTCGGAGATGGCGCACCTGGACCTGGTGCAATATCAGCGCAGACCGGTGAAGGAGCGGGCCGAGAAGGCGTATTCGGATCCGTCTTCCTGGAGCACGTGGTTTTCCCAGCGGCCGGACTGGTGGGGGTTGGCCAGGACGCTCGAGATTGGGGATTGGTATTTCAGGCGGTGCGATCCGGACGGGCAGAAAGAGGAAGGGACGGAGTAAAAGGGACCGAGGGAGGACCGCTCCCTTTGGTCGCTAGGACGACCGCTTCGCTAGGACGAGGGACGAAAGGGATGAAAGCAGGATGAGTGGAGTAACCGATTATCCCGTAAGAACTTGTCCTTGGGCGGACTGCCGGGCTGTGTGGGTGGAAGATCCCGTGATGTACGAGGATACGGCCAGGTGCCCCAGGTGCGGGCGGGATGCGGACAGCTTCAGTTACGGGCCGGAAAGGGATATCGGGGAATTCGCCGGCGGATCGAGCCGCTCGAAACTCTTTCTGCGGTACATGACGCAAGGGGTGATCCCGTTTATGGAAGGCGGGTGGATCAAGACCGTGGGCGCTTTGAACGAGGCGGATTACAGAACATAGGACCGGTAGGGCATATAGGACCTATGTGAAGAGGGGAATGATGGCCGGACCTAATGTGCATCAGCTTACGGAGATGACCGACACGCCTGAAGACGGCGATGAGTTTTACCTTGTAGACGGCGGGGTTGCGGATAAGAAGGTGGCTTTCGGGACGCTTCGAGGGCCGAGGGTCACGACGCTTGTCGATTACGTGGTAACCAGGGCCGGCGAAGTGGTGTTTGCAAGCGGCACGGTGACGATCACGCTTGCTCCTGCGGCCAAAGGATGGCCCGTTAAGGTGTTCAACATCGGGACCGGAGAAGTGACGGTGCTGTGCCAGGGAAGCGACACCATAGAGGGGGTGGCTTCCATCAAGATGGCGTACCAATACGACGCGATCTCGCTCGAGGGCGACGGCGGGACTCTTTACGTGAAGGATTAGGAGTTATGGCGAAGAGGCGAAAATACCGTGAGTCGGCGCTGAGCATTGCGCTCACGCTGGCGCTGCTGTTTACAGCCGGGTCGTTTTATTTCGGCGGCCCCAGGCAGCTTGTGGCCACCATTTACGAATGGGGCCGGACCAGAAACGTGAATTCGCTGGGCGGTTTTGAGGCAGCCTGCGCGAGCTTTACCTCTGGAACGCTCATTATTGCCGACACCCAAACGGTCAGCGCGGATACTGTTGTACCGTCCGGAGTGAGACTCCACTTCCAAGCGCCCGGAAACCTGGCCATGGCATCCGGGAAAAAGGTTACGGTGACCGACGGCCCGGCCGCGATTATTGCGCCGCCTGACCTGCAAATAATCTCGGGTGCTGGAACCGTCGAATGGGGTGCAGGCGGTGAAATGTGGGCCAACTGGCTTGGACTCGTGCCGAGATTATTCGACTTTGCAGACGAAAACGCCGTCGCTTTGCAGGCGGCCTTTGACGCGGCTTACCCCAAAGGGATCAATGTAAGGATTTGGGCAGGGACCTATTACTATGACACGACCCTCTTGCAGCGGGGAAGCAACCTGCATTTTTCAGGGGTTGGATCGTGGCAGCCCGATCTCGAGGCCGCAAAGGATACCAACTATGGAACCCGGCTTGTTTATACGGGAGTCGGCACCGGGTTTGCCAACGCCACACCGACGACTCGCTTGTTTAACCTCCAGATCCACGACATTGCCTTCGCCTGCAATAATGAGAGTAATGCCGGTTATGGGCTGGATATCACCTCAATCAACTATTTCGACATTCAGCGCGTGACTGTCTCCTATTTCGGCGGCTACGGTATGAGAGTGCAAGCTTCCACCGATAGCGGAATTGCAAATTGTCTTGCGCGGGATATCAAGATAACCAGGACCGACGGTGGATTATGGGTTAACGGCAACGGCGACGGCTCGACCGGCATGGTTGCCGATACCACGTTCCAGGACATCATGGTCAGGGATATTCAGGTTGCGGGCGGCGGGGCAACGACCAACTGGCTTTTTTACCTAGAAAAGTCCATCACCAAATGCAGATTTGACGGCCTCAGCTACAAACAGGCAGTAACGATGCCCATAGGCGGGGCAATCCATAAGGGCGACACCTACAAAAACATCCTGATCAATTGTGGCGGCGAGATTGGAGCTCAGGCCGTACCTGAGCTGAATTTGGTTGCCAGCACCGGCGCATCGTTTGACACGATTATCAACCCTAAGCTCCAGGACGCTACAAAACTGATTCGGAATGCAGGCAATAAGGACACTATTATCTCCGCTCATCACCCGTATTCAAGTTCGCCTGCGTGGCATTACACCTCGTATCAATTCTACGTCACGAACCCTGCCGCCGGACAGGCCTACAATGCGAATCAGGCCTCACTGCTGGGTGATGCGAACGTGACGAGTATTCTTACGCCCTACGCCGGTGCGGTTGTGGGACTGTCTGTCAAGCGTTGGGGTGGGGGAGCGGATACAGGTCCAGGCTACTGCAATTTCCGGCCTGCGGTGGCAGGGACTTACATTTCCAACGGACCGGTGGCGGGTTTGGGAGCAGCGGGGGGATACAATACCGACGAACAGGTCTCGGCTACCCAAACGACAAACACGGGAACAGCGGCATTTGCAGCGGGTGTCAATCTGGGGGTGACCTACGCATCTCACGCAAGTTGGAACGGCACGGGAACGTATGTTGTCACAATGCTGGTCTGCTTCAAGCCGACCGTTTTGCAATAAGTTTTTCTGAATTGGATGGGGAGATAAGAAATGCTCGGCAGGATGCTCAAGCAACTGTTTCTGGATGCCATAGACCAGGCGGAGCTGGATGCTTCCTATGCGACCGAACGGGAAGTGTGGGAAAAGCTCGACGAGGCGGCATGCATCTTCTGCAGGGAGATAAAGGACCTTCACGCAGAGGCCCAGATCACGACCGTTGCCGGCCAGCAGCGCTATGATTTGCCGGGTGGGTTCATTGGGCTTTACCTTGTGAAGAGCAACGGAAAGTTTTTTCTGAAGTATCATGATGGGGATAACTACAGTTTTCCCCTTCTTTCCACCGAGGACAAGATTTACCGCGACAACCTCCGCACTGCGCAGACCTGGCCTAACCGATTCGCCATAGTGGACAAGAACAGCCTCGGCAGCCTGATCACCGGCACGGCCACGGCCGCGGGGACACTCGCCAACGGGCAGTGTGTACTGACCGACAGCACGAAGCTCTTTACCACAACAAACCGGGTTTGGCCCCGGGACATCGTTTATGACACGACCCAGGGCTCAATAGGGTACGTGCTCTCGGTGACCGACGCAACCCACCTGGTGGTTGCGCTCTTCGATTCGGCCGGAGCGGCCGATGGGATAACCCTGAACGACGGTTACACCATTCAGCCGGCTTCGAAGCAGCAGATACTCCTCGATGCGCCGAGCGAGGCGAGCGGGCACACCATGTATGTGCCCTATATTTGCCTGCCTGAGCCGGTGTTCTCGGATCTCGGGTTCTGGAGGTTCAGCCCGGAGACGGCAAAGGCGATGGTAGACGGGGCGGCCAGCCTCATGAAGATGCCGAAGCGGGAGTACCAGGAGGCCATGCAGATCGGCGGGAAGTTTGCGCAGGAGCTCAGCAGGAAGAGGATTGAGATTGCGCGGCATGCGCTGGGGAGATGAAAGACCGAGGGACGAAAAAGACCGAGGGACGAAGGACGACCGCTTCGCTAGGACGAGGGACGAAAAAGACAGGGGACGGAAGGGACTTAAGGGACCAAAGGAAAAGGGGTAAAGCATGAAAGGAGCGGGGATAGCCATGGCGACATCGGACAAAATGCCGAAGGAAAAGCCTACGGCAAACTTCAATTTTCCGAAGGACAGCAAGCCTCAGCCGTCGGGATTTACGAGGATGGCGGCTGATGATGAAGTCACGGTGACCCTGAAGGGCCGGGTTTCCGCCTTCAGCGACAACTCGGATTATTGGGACAAGGGCAAGCGGTTCAGCGTGGAGATCTCCTCTTGTGAGATCGAGACGAAGCAGAAGGGTGTGAGCCTCGATGATGCGCTGGCTGCGGCCAAGAAGGTGGGGGAAGCGTGAAAGACCGAGGGACGAAAAAGAACGAGGGACGAGGGAGGTCCGCTTCGCTAGGACGAGGGACGAAAGGGACCAAAGGAGAAAGACGGAAAGATGGCAGAGGATAGCAGGAAAGGCGGGGATTGGATTTCGGGGCATCAATTCGACGGGCTGAAGGAAAGCATGGGTTGGGAACAGAGCGAAGCGGCATTCGACGCGGCGCTTGTGAGGTTGGCCGAGGCAAGGGGCATAGATGAGGAATACATCAAGGATTTGAGGCCGAAAGCGCATGGCGTCGGAAGGAACAAAGTACCCGCATAAGCAGTACCTCTTTACGGGCGAGTGGATTGCGGACCTGGATCCGCTGAAGCTCGGCGAGGCCAATTATGAGGTATTGCGGAACTGCCGCTACACCGACGCCGGTTTGGAAGGGGTGCTTGGGTACAGCAAGATCAATACGACGGCGCTTGCCGGTTTTCTCAAAGGAAGGGCGGGGATACAGCTCGCGAGCCCTTACAGCGGACAGTCGCGCGTGTTGGTTCAGATGAAAAATGCAGCCGAGACTGGCAGCAGGATCCTGGAGAACAAAACCGCCATTCCGAATCAAGGGGACTTTGAGGCAGCGACTCTCCATTCCGATGCGGCAGGCGCCGGCCCTGGCCGGTTCGGTAAGTGGCCGGGCGGGCACATTGTATACTGCAACGGCAAGGAAAGCCTCGTTTATGCGGGCAATGAGATGCGCTGCGCAGGGTGCAGGGTGTATGCGCCTGACGGGAGCTTCAACTACAACTTTACCTCCGTGATCCAGAACATGGAGACGGATAGCGCGAACGTGGCGACGCTTCACAGGGTATCCGAGGCGGTGGATGCCGATACCCTGCTTCTGCTTCACCTGGATGACAATGTGACCGATTCCAGCCCCGCTACGCCACACACGGTCACAAATACCAACGGGACCTTTGCCACTTCTCCCAAGAAGTTCGGGACCCATGCGCTGCGCCTGAACGGGACCGACGCTTACTTGAGCATTCCGGACGACGCCGATTTCGACTTCTCCGGCGGAACTTTCACTATTGACTGCTGGGTGAGGCTTGCTGCGTTGCCTACAGGGACGAACCGCTTTGCCCTGTATCAGCATGAGACCGCAGGCACGGGAAACGACTGGTTCGAGTTCTATATCGATGCCAATGGCGCGGTGCGGGCAAGGGTGCGGGCTGATCATGGCGGAGCGCCCGCTTATGATGTGACGATGGCCACCACGAACAACAGGATTGTCGCCGGACAGTATTACCATATAGCGCTGGTGGAGTCGGGGGATGACTGGTGGATTTTTATCGACGGCGTGAAAAAGGCTTATGTTTCGAGCGCGAACCGGTGCGCCAACTACACAGGCAGCGTGCTGATAGGCTACAACGGAGACGGCGCCGGGAATTATCTGGATGGATATATCGATGAATTCCGGGTCTCCAATGCGGCCAGATACACGGCCTACTTTGAACCCCCTTCCAGCGCGTACGGGGCATCCGCATATCGCACGTACTTTTATGTGGGATCCACGCGGCCTTTGACGGCCATAAAAGGGTATGTGGGCACTGCGAACACGACGGCCGGCGCCCTCAATGTGGAATATTGGAACGGTTCGGGTTGGGCCGGCGTGACTTCCCTGGTTGACGGGACGGCGCTTCTCGGCGTGCCCCTTGCGCAGACCGGCATCATATCGTTTTCGAGCACTGTCTCGACGGCGAAGGTCAAGGCGATCGGCGCGGTTGTGCTCTACTGGTACAGGGTGACTGTGACGGAGTGCGACGCCACAACGACGCTTTACCATATCTCCGTGGATGCCCCGATGCAGCCCGTTAAGGATCTCTGGGACGGTATTTACCGCACCGCCATAGCGTTTCTGGTCTATGACGGTTCTACCTATGAGGACTACACGACCAATGTGGCGGAAGAGGATTACTCTTCCGTAAATTCGGCCACCATTGCGCCTCTGGACGCACTCGACGCAGCAAATCACGTGGTTATGGGCTTTCAGCATCCCATTATCGGCGTAAGCGTTACCGTGGTGGGCAAGGCTGCAAATGCCAATGCCGCGATGCTGGATGTGCAATATTGGAATGGTTCGGCATGGGTGAGCGTTGGATCGGTCGAAGACGGGACCCTTAAGGAAAATGCCTCGCTGGGGCAATCGGGGACCATCACCTGGAACCCGGTTGAGCACAACACGGAGTTCCCCACCGAGATCTCGAAGCGCGGGGAGCTCTATTACTACAAATTCCAGTGGTCGGCAACCCTGAGCGCAACGGTATCGATCGACTACATCGGCGGGATCACGGCGCCAAGGAAGCTGAGCGGGGGGTATAAATTCGGGTTCATGTTCCAGGGCCACCCCATGCTGTGCTGCTTTGAGGCGGGGAAGGAAGGAAACAGGGTAGATTACGGGCAGGCGTACACGACGGAGGTCCACAATGGGGACGATACGAGCTACGGCTACGGGGGACCCATTTACTTTGGCGGGAACGAGGAGTTGACCGCGGCATGTGAGATCTTCAACCGGTTCGGGGCGCAGATCTACAACGTGGCGGTGATGTGTAAGGCGAGCGAGACGCACCTGCTGGACGGCCAAGGCCCTGGGTCGTGGCGGGCGTATCAGATAAACTCCATCATCGGGTGCCCTGCGCCGGCAACTATGGATACCGCGGCGATCGCCTGGGGCATGGAAGGAGATGCCACCCGGAACATTGCCCTGTGGCTGAGCCATTCGGGGCCGGTCGTTTTCGATGCCGGAGTGCTCTCTGTTTACAGGCCCAGGATCTCGAACTACTTTGACCAGACCAGGACCGATGCTATCGATCTGACCAAGATTGGGGAATCGGTCGGCTGGACCGATGCGCAATACCATGAGTACAACCTGATCATCCCTCTAAAGACAGGCGCTCGCAAGTGGTTGTGCCTGGATCTCATCCGGAAGAGATGGTTCGAGAAATACCCTCAGGCGGCTGCGGAACCATACCCCTGGGCGGCATTTCGGGTGTGCGGATCGAATGGGATTACCTATGTTTACGCCCTGCGTGACAACGGCCACATGATGCGGCTCGAGCATGGAACCACGTGGGACGGGGTGGGCATTACCCAGACGGTGAAGACCGGAAGACAAGCTCTCACCGGAGACGTGAAGGACGTTACGGAGATAAAGGACTTTAAATTCGTGGTGAAAGGGGTTGCCGAAGCGGACGTAAACGTGACGGTGAACCACTACAAGAACGACGAATCGACCGCTACCAAGGTGCGGGAGTTTTCGGCAACAGGATCGGGCTACCTGAGGCGGGTGCAGCCGGGGGGAAAGCTCTACCTGGCGTGGGCTCACCAGGTGGAGTTTATTGTGACCACCAGCGATACGGAAAAGGGAGTAGCGCTGCTCGGGTACCGGATGGACTATGAGAAGCTGAGGGAAGAGACGAGGGATGCGTAAAAGGAACGAGGGGCGAGGAACGAGGGACGAGGAATGAAAAGGACCGAGGGACGAGGAACGAGGTTCGAGGAATGAAGGAGATGGGTCAAGACCCATCCTACGACAGACGAGGGACGAAAAAGAAGGAGAAGGGATGGCGACACGGGGAAGTGATTTGAGGCATTTGAATGCACCGCAGTCCGCGGCCTTGAGCTCGAGAGCGGGCGGGTTGGCGGATGTGGTGCCCACCGGGATAGTCCGGAGCAACCTGGCCAAGCGAAGGGCGGAAGGCGAGAGTTTGGCTGAGCTGGCCAGCACTCCGCGGAAGCCGGTGGATATTACGGAGACGCCGCGGGTCGATTATGGGGAGCAACCGCCGGGCGATGAGACAATGCGCGACGATGCCGGCAAAGGCGACAGCATGGCAACGCCGACGGGCGAGGCGAATCCGACTGTTTCAGCCATGGGAGCAAAAGGATTGGGGACGGTTACAGGCATGACTGTGACGGCCGGGTTAAGTGGAGCCCTTGGACCACTCGGCACGCTTGCTGGAATAATTGCCAACTTTGCGATTAGCACGTTGGTTGGGCAGTCGGCAAAAGGACAGGCGGCTGCGGCTGCGGTTGCCAACTCATCGTTAGGGCCGGGCATGACCGAGGGGGCAACTCTTGGTGTGACCGGCGACGATCTGGGATCATTCGGTGTGGATGCGGATGCAGCTTCCCCTGGGTCACCTGCGGGGACGTCTTCTCCTACTCTTGGTGTGACCGGCGACGATCTGGGATCGTTCGGTGTGGATGCGGATGCAGCTTCCCCTGGACTCGGAACCGGCCCGGCCGCGAGTCTTGGCGTAGCCGCGGACATAGGAAGTGAAGGCGAAGGCGGTTTCGGCGCAGAGGGCGATATGGGAGGCGGCTTTGGCGCTGCCGATGGTGGTGATGGCGGCGGCGGAGGGGGGAAGTGAAGAGGAGTAAGCAGTAAGCAGTAAACAGTAAGCAGCGAAAGACAGAAGACAGAGAGGATAAGAAGATGGCGGATCAGAGACTATTTCAAAGGAACTTGCGGGACCTGGTGAATGTGCCGGCTTCGCAGATGGCGACCCCGGGGGCAAAGGTAGGGGAACTTGCCGCCGCTCATTATGGCGAGAAGGCCATGGAGGATGCGCGGGCCAGGGCCGATGAGTCGCAATCGGAGATGAAGGAGCTTTCGCTTGCACAGACGGCCGAGAAGGCCGGCAAAATCGTGGACACGCGGCAGGCTCTTCATGAGACGGAAATGGCTGCGGGAAAGAGGATGTCGGACCGGGCTACGCTTTTTGCCGGTTTGGGGACCGCGATAAAGCTCGGATCCGTCGCCATGAAGGAGAAAGAGACAAAGAAGATCATGGACCGGCTGCTTGGGCAGGTCGGGCGATACGACGAGCTGAAGGCGTGGATGACCGCGGAAAACAACAGGCTGCTGGGAATGATCGGTGAACGGGTAAAGACATTCCGGTCGGCTTTCAGGGGAGAGAGCGCGGCGAACCACGACCCGAACATATACTGAAAAGCCGTGACACGTGAAACGTGACACGAGACAGGAAGGAATGAAATATGGCAAATCTCGCCGAGATTGCAACCGGGCAGATGCAGGCAGTGAGCAGCCGCAGGTGGCCTAAAACCTTGCCTCTTGAAGAGGTGATTCACGCGGAGCTTCCGGCAAAGATTGCCGAAGGGCGGGTAGTGGAAGACAGGCGGCTTTTCGAAAAGGAGCTGGCCCAGGATAAGAAGCTGTTTGAAAAGGACCTGGCCCAGCGGGAAGAGCAGAGCCTGGCGGAGCTCGCCGCAGCAGAGGAACAGGCCGGCAAGGCCGAGGGGATTCAGGCAATAGGGTTGGGGCTGCAGGGCGGAAAGCTTGCCGGCGAATGGACGAAAGACGCCGGCGCCGGCGCTGGAGAATACGCCGAGTGGATCTCGCCGGCAGCGACCGGTTTCGGGGTAGGCTACGGGATAAGCAAGCTTACCGGGAACAAGTATGCGGGGATTGGCGCGGGACTTGTTGCCGGGGGTACGGCCGCGTATATCCAGGGGGTGGATGCGGTGACCGACACGGTGGGATCGGCGGTGAGCTGGTTGAGCAGCCTCTTTTAAGGAACGAGGAACGAGGATCGAGGGACGAGGAAAGAGGGAATGGTAATCACAAGCTATAAGTGGCAGGAGATCGAGGGGGTGTATCCGGGCATTTTTTCGGAGTTTTTTCCGGATGAAACGCTTAATCCGGCGGATGCGCCGGCGATGGTCTATGTTGGCCAGCAAGAGGACATTATAGGTTTTCTGGCTGGGTACTTTCATAATCTTGAAACGCTGTACATTCAACGAATTGGGCTCAGGCAGGATTTGAGGGGGAAGCAGCTAACCATGGGGTTTTTTGTCGAGGCCGTTGAATACCTGAGGCGTCAGGGGATCCGGTATTCAACGGCCGCGATCGAGAACACGAACCGGGCGGCGCTGATTGCGGCGTTGAAGGCGGGATTTCTTGTGAACGGCTGCAGGGTGGACACCAGGGGAAAGCTGTTTGTGGAAATGATAATTAAAATCAACGAATAGGACCGACAGGTCGGATAGGACCAAATAGGACCTATTTGGAGGAAACATGGGCAACCCATACGGTGGTTACACGCCGGCCGAGGCGCTGAGGGATACCGGGAATTCACTGGCAGACATGATGAAATCCCTCCTCGCGGTGAAGGTGGAAAATGCCAAGCTGGATGTCGAGGGCAAGCGGCTGGATCTGGAGACGGCGAAGACCCGCGGGGGCATTGAGAAAGATCTGAGCCTGCAGCAGCTCGCGGGGGAGAAGGACCTGGCGGATATACGATACAAAGGGCAGGAGCAGGAGTTGAAGAGGGAAAGCCAGGCGTCGGAGGCCGGTTACCGCGACCGTTTAGCCGGTGTGTGGGAGCGCAGAGCCGGTGTGGACGAAGCCGAGCTTGGTATGAAACAGCGAGAGGAAACCAGGCTGAACAGGGAAGACAGTTATGGCAACATGGTGATGGGGAGCAACCTGCCTGCAGCGGTCAAGAAGATCATAAAGTCGAACGCGGATCCGGAGGAGTGGGGAAGAAAGACGACCGTGCGAGAGTTTAAGTCGGGCGTGGAAGAGTTCTTTAAGCAGAACCCGAACGTCATGCTCGGCGGCCTGGTGATGGGCCTGGGTCTCAAGCTGCGGCAAGCTGAGGAGAAGATCAAAGGGGCAAAGAGCGAAGAGGAAGTAAGTGCCATTTTCGAAAGGGAGCTCGAGCCTGCGGCCTACCACATGATGGAGCTCAGGATGATGCTGGGGGACGGTCCGGATATGAGCGAGAAGGACCGGAGCACGTATGCGCAGCTCGGGATGAAGGCCTATGCGGCAAGCCCTGAGAATTACAAGGATGCGGCAGAAGCCATACAAAAGGCGGTGACTACCGGGGCAGCACTGAAAAAGGCCTATTGGGAGGAGAAGTTTCCGGCCAAGGAGAAACGAAAGGAAAAGGCGATGGAGGCGTTCAGGGAAGGGCGCCCGGAAACCTATGGCTATGAAATCCGGGAAGTCTATCCTGGTGAGCGTGAGTATTTTAAGAAAAACCCAGAAGTTGCCGGCATGGCCACAGAGGACGGCAAAATTATACTGAACCCTAACTCCAAACTTACGGAGCGGGAGCGTAGAGCGGTAGCGCAAAACGAAGCTGTACGGTTGTATTTGCAGGAGACAAACGCTAACCCAAATTTTCAGCTTACGCCGGAGCAGAAAACATCCTTAAAGGGGACCCCTTACGAGAACGACGAAACCGCAGCGAAGCACACCATAATTGCCAGGATTGTGAGTGGCGACCCGAGCGCAAAAAACGTAACGCAGGAACAGAAGCAGTTGGCAAGCCAAGTGGAAGCAAAACTACAGCAAAGGGTAACAGGCAAATCAGATCCTAAGGCTGCGGTGATGGGCAAGCTCAATGAGCTGGAGGGGATGTCATCGCAGCTTGAGCAATCGGGGTTGAGCCTGGATAAGGTCAAGAAGAACGTGCAGAAGGCAATGGCCGCGGGCAACATGGAAAAAGCACGGAAAACCTTAGACAACGCATTTGAGGCCGCGAAGAAGGCCAAACCTGCCGGGAGTCCGCGGAATCTGGCAAAGGAAGAAGAACGGCAATTGTCGGCAATGCAGGGGGTGCCGCTCGGACTGACGGGCGGGGAGAGCATGGGGCCTGTGCTGCCGGATGTTTCGGGGAATGCTCAGGGTGTCAAGGAGAGCCTGCAGGATGTGTTGGCCGGCATGGATGAGCGAACGCAGACCTTCAAGGAGGATGTTTCGAAGAGGGTGAAGAGCGCTTCGTCGCTGAGAGATATTTTGAAGTACGGCAAATAGAGGGTTTCCGCCGCGGAGTGAGCAGGCGCATATATTCCTGAGCGGAGTGTGCGCCTATTTTGTTACACGGGGATCTACACATGTTCAAAAGCCTAGAAGAATTCGACCGCTGGGTAGAGGAAGGCAGGCAGGAGGAAATCAGTAAGCGGGCGGCTATGTCGAAACCGCGCGGGGTGCTCAAAGAGGCTGCATCGGCCCTGGGGGCCGGTGTGGTGAGCACGGGGGAATCGATTGCCGGCGCCGGTGAGATGATCGGGATCCCCGGGGCGAGAGGCGCCAGGGAATACCTCCAGGAGGTGGGCGAGGCGGAATCTCTGGCCAGGCCTGAGGATCTACAGGAGGGCACCATTGTCGAGCATCCGGAACGGTTGGCGGATTGGCGATGGTGGGTGAGGTCCCTGGGGGAGAACATCCCGAACATGGCGGCCATGATGTTGCCGGGCGGGCTCGCGTGGAAAGGGGCCAAGGCGGCCGGCTGGGGGTACAAAGCGATCAAGACCGCGGCGCTGAGCGGGGCGTTCTCAGGGGCTGCAACGGTGGAGGCGGGCGCCGCTTACACCCAGGCCAAGAAAGAGATGGATGAGTTCGGGTATGCCGATGACGTGATAGAGCGCGTGGCCACTGCCGAAGGGCTGATTGTGGGGACTGCAAACGGCATTCTGGAGATGCTGCCGTTCGACAACCTCTTTCTGCGGTCTACCGGCGCTTCCGGCATTATTCGCAGGATTGTGCGGCAGGCGGTTTTCGAGGGGTCGACCGAGATGGCCCAAGAGACGGTGAGCCTGGCTGTGGAGCAGTGGGGGCACCAGCCGGATGTGGAGCTGAAGACCGCGATAGGCCGGGTGCTGGAATCCGGGATTATAGGCGGGGTGCTCGGCGGCGGGGCAGGTGCGGTATTTCAGAGGACAGAGGACAGAGGACAGAGGACAGAAAAAGAAAAAGATCAACCCATATCCACGACGGGGCAGGAGACGACCCGGGTTGGTTTGGCGGAGATCGCCGCGGCCGAAGAGGAGCGCAAGGAGAAGGCTCGCCGGGTGGAGAAGGCCAAGGCCGATGCGCCGGCGGCGCTGGCGGAGATCCTGAAGGAAGAAGAGGAGAGTAGAGCGGAAGTGGTGGCTGCGAAGGCCATTGCGGAGATCGAAGGGACCAAAGGGACGGCAGGGACCGAAGAAGCGGAGGGTGTGGATGAAGGTGCACAAGAAGGACGGGTGGCACGTGTACTCGGAGAAGAAGAACCCGTTGACGGGGAAGCGGCGGCATCTGGGGGGCCCGTACCCGGCGGAGAGCCAGGCGAACGAGAGGTTGCGGCAGGTGGAGGCGGCGAAGGGGAAAAAGTAGAAACGGAGAAACGGGGAAGCGGAGAAACGGAGATCAAGGAGAAGATCGATGCGGCGGCCAATGAAGCGGCCACATCCCCGAAGAACGATTTGCCTGAACCCACCGAAGAGCAGAAGGAGAAAGAAAACTACAAGATGGGGCATCCTGACCCTAAGCTGCTGCATGGGTTGGATATCTCCATAGAGAACCCCAAAGGCTCCATTCGCAAAGGCAAGAGCAAGGCCGGCGTGGAATGGCAAACGAAGATGCAGGCGCACTATGGTCACATAAACGGGACCGAAGGCGCGGACAGCAGCAAAAAGCTGCGGCAAGGAGTTGACGTCTTCATAGGAGAAACCCCTGAAAGTGAAATGGTGTTCATTGTCAACCAGGTGAGCCCTGATACCGGCAAGTTCGACGAACACAAGGCCATGCTCAATTACCCCAGCGAAGAAGACGCCCGTAAGGGCTACCTGGGCAACTATGAAAAGGGATGGAAGGGACTCGGATCCATTGTGCCCATGAAAATGGATGAGTTCAAGACCTGGCTCAAGGAAGGGGACACGACAAAGGAGGCAAAAGGGACACGAGGGACCAAAGGGACGGAAGGGGAGAAAGGACGGGCGGCGGAAGCGAAGACAGAGCCCACAGCGAAAGAAAAGGCTGTGTCGCAGGGGGTAGCAAGCATCACGGGGGGAAAGCCCACGGCCGCGGCGCCTGCAGAGGCAAAGGGCAAGAAGGAAGAGCCAACCCCGGCAGAGACGAAGAAAGCAGGAGAGTACGGGGTTCCTATTCCGCAGGCTTGGAGTAGGCCTACGACCGGAGCAGAAAAGAAATTTGCCAACTACAAGGGTTTTGCATCGTCTGATGAAGGCGGATACCTGTCCGTCGAGGCTTGGGGGGAGACGCAATCCGACGCGGAAAATAATGCACGTAAAGAATTTGAACGCCAATGGTTCAACCGGGATCAATGGAGAAAAAAGGAGAGCCCGGAGCTCAAAGCCTCAGAAGCAAGCGCAGATGATCTCCTCGCCGAGTGGGATAAGCAGGCGGCGGAGATGGAGGAACCGAAAGAACTACGCATAAGTCAGAAGGAACTCGCTGTGCTGCGATCACGGCTGAAGATAGCACAAGAACGCGGCGCGATGGTCGCAGGCATTGAAGTGGATATCCGGCGATATGAGGAGAGCCCAAAGACTTCCGATCTTGATTACAGGGCAACCCTCAATGAACTGAATCAGCGGATCGCTGAGCAAGAGAAGCACGAAAAGGAAGTCAAGGCGAAGGAACAACTACCCTCCTGGGCGGCGAAGAAGGTTGGAGAGAACCGGGCCGACATTGCCCTTTATGAGGACAAGGACGGCAACCGGGTATTTCTGGACAAAGGCTTTGTGACGAGCGCTCCTCGCCCTTTAGTCTCCGGCGGCCAGGTCCTGAAGCCTTATAATCCGGAGCAGCTTTACAAGGCTGGGCGGAAAGAGTTTCTCACCAAGGAAGAGCTGGAGAAGTTCAAGGCCGAGGGAAAACCTGTTTCTGCAGGAGTGGCCAGCATAACGGGGAAGAAGCAGGAAGCGGAAGCTAAAGCGGCGGAAAAGAAGGAGTTCAAGGAAGGTGATTTTGTCGTACCGAACTCTGAAAGCGGGCTTGGGATCACTTATCGCGGCAGGATCACAAAGACTGAGCAAAGGTCAGATGGCCAGTATGTGAAGATTTTTGGAGCCCTCCAGTTTCAGAGATCGGAAAACTTTAAGCTCCAATCCGAGGTGGAAGAGGAAGAGAAAAAAGGGGCAAAATTCAAGAAGGGCGATCGGGTGGTGATCACCGGTTATGGAGAAGCGGAGCCGCGGCATGGGGAGATAAGCGATGTGCGCGGGTGGGCGTTTCGTCCGCTCTTCGGGGCTGGTGGGCAGTCTGCGACGGAATACGACTATGACGTGAAGACCGACCAGGGCGCTACGTGGCATGGGAATGATCAGAGGATCGTGAAAGAGACCGAGCGGCCGGAGAAGGTTGTCCCAGACATCCTTCGGGGTAATACCTATATGGAGCCTGACTATGTTCTCCGTTCGATTGCGAGTAATAGAAGAACGGCAAAGGAGAACAGAGCATCGGCGGGCAGGGCAAAGAAGGCCAGCAGGATCAGTGGGTACAGGAGACAGGCGGCAGAAGCGGACCAAGCTGCCGATGATCTGCAGGCGGCCTTCGATGAATGGGCGAAGAAATACCCGGAGGAGGCGGCGAAGTACCGGAAGACAGAAGGCGGAGGACAGAGGACGGCAACCGAAAAGACAGTTGCGGGGGCAACGGAGACCCTCCGGGATTACGGCATCGATGCAACGAAGACCACGACCAAGAACGGGAAGCCGGTTTGGGAAGTCTCCGGGAATACGAAGCCCTATGCCGAAGAGATGAAGAAGGCGGGCGGGCGATGGTATGGGCCGAAGAAGGTGTGGTCTTTTTATGGGGAGGAGGATCCTACTGCCCGGATCCTGGAGGCGCTGCCGAAGAAGGAAGGGACCCAAGGGACGGCAGAGACGAAAGGAATACCTAACCGCGGAGTGGCCAGCATCACGGGGAAGAAGCCGGAAGTGCCGGCCGAGACAGAGAAGCCTCAAACCCAAGAGGAAATGCTGGCCGCGGTGAGCGACTTCTTCAAGGGGGACAGGCCTGTTGTCTCCTGGACATTTAAGCAGTCCCTCGAGGAGTTTAACCGCAAGACGGTTGAAAGCCTTTCCTATGTGGGGAAACTCGTTTCAAGGGAAGAGCTGGCCAATGGCTGGGTGAAGGTGACCTATGAAAAGGTCGGTGAAAAACCTGTAACTCCCCAGGTGCCCACGGCCGGCGAGAAGGCACGCGAGACGGTTGACCATGTTAAGAACGCTGTTGACAAGTTTAAAGCAATAAATAAGATATTGGGTGAGAAGGGTTCTCTCGGCGGACCGGTGGAGCAGGGGAAATACGACCTGATCCGGCCGCTCCTCAAGGAAGCATGGGATGAAATTGTTGCAGCCGGGAAATCGGCCAAGGAGTTTGTCCAGCTCGCTCTTCAAAACCTCTCACCCAAAGGCAGACCCTATTTCGAAAAGTTTGTCAGAGAGGAGATAAGCCATGCAAAGCCTGAGCCTGCAGGAACTGAAGAAGCAGAAGCCGAGCGACATCCAGATCGAGAGGCCGTGGGAAGAGCCGGAGTGGGAGGCGCACCTGCAGTACCTCCTGAACTACCACCCGGCAGCGACCTGGGAACTGTTTCAGAACGACCGGCCGGAGCTGGAGAAGAGGCTGAAACAGGCGGTGCAGAAGGGGGTGTATTACCGGGTGCTGTACCGGCTGGAGGGGAAACTGGAGCCGGACCAGATCGAGGAGAAGGTGCTCAACCTGGTGGCCCCAAGCGAGGAGCAACCAAAAGAGCCCCTTCCGGAAGAGCAGGAAAACCTCGTGCTCGCCTGGAGCCGCAATCTGCAGAGTTAGCCGAAGCCAACCAGAACCACCGGATTGAGCCGGACGACGAGCTCGTGCCCCGCGGGGACGAGAAACGGATACAGGCGAACATCCGGGCCATAAAGCTTGTCAAGCAGCTCATATCCGAAGAGCGAAACCCCACCAAAGCGGAAAAGAAGATCCTCGCCCAATACGTGGGCTGGGGAAAGTTTTCCGAGCGCATATTCAACAAGGAATTCGACCGCTATGTGAGGGAGTACCGAGGGAAGACCCATACGGTGTGGGCGCCCTATGGCCAATCCGCAGAGAAGGAATATACCCCTGAGGATTTCTTCGGCAGATACGGGGAAGAGAACGAGCGTAAGATAGAGGCTTACAAGAAGTGGGAGACAAAGTACGGCAAGGAGCTCCATCCTTTGCTCGGCGGCATGTTGACCGAAGAGGAGTGGAAGGCGGCCGAGGCCTCCACCCTGAATGCCCACTATACCAGCCGGCAGATCATCTCCTCGATGTGGGACCTGGCAGAACGGCTTGGATTCAAGAAGGGAACGGTACTCGAGCCGGCTGCCGGCGTGGGGCATTTCTTCGGGCTCATGCCGGAGAGTGTTGCCGCGGGATCGAAACTCATCGGCGTGGAGCTCGATACCATTTCGGGCGCCATTCTCTCCAAACTCTACCCTCAGGCGGATATCCGTGTAAAAGGCTTTGAGGAAAGCAACATCCCTGACAATTCCGTGGATCTCGTGATCACCAATGTCCCGTTCGGTCGCTGGGGCATATTCGATGCCAGGCATCCCGATTACTCCAACTGGTCCATTCACGACTACTTTCTTGCCCGATCGATCGATACGGCGCGGCCCGGCGGCCTGGTGATAGCGATCACCTCGCACTGGACCATGGACAAGGTTACGGGCGGAGAGAAGCGGGAATACTTTGCCAGGAAGGCCGATCTTGTCGGCGCAATCCGGCTGCCGAATACCGCTTTCCAGGAGAACGCCGGCACGGAGGTTGTGACCGACATCCTGGTGTTCCGGAAGAAGGACAACTCATTCCGGCCGGAGATCCTGCCTTTTCGAAGCATCAAGAGCGTGCCCGTACCTGAAGGAAAGGATAAAAGCGCGGATGTAAACGAATACTTCGCCGATCATCCCGAGATGGTTCTCGGCAGACACTCCCTTTCGGGCACCATGCGGAGAGGCGGGGACGATGAATACACCCTGCTTCCGGACCCTGCAAAGCCCCTGGATCAAGGCATGAGGGATGCCATAAGCGCACTGCCCGAGAACATCCACGGGTATGTGGAAAAGACGGCGGAGCAACCCATTTTCTTTGCCTCTGAAGGGGCAAAGGATGGGGTGCTGTACGAAAAGGACGGCAAGCTCTACATGGTGGAAGACGGTAAATATGTTCAACCCACCTACCACAACAGCGCCGGCAAGCTGGTCCATCTGAGCGATGCGCAGATAGCGCGTGCCCGGCGATACCTGGAGCTGAAAGCGGCAACAAAGGCCCTGATCAACAAGATGAATCAGGACGAGGCTACCGACGAGGAGATCAAGGAGCTCCAGGGGAACCTGAACGATGTGTACGACAGGTTCGTCAAGGAGTTCAACTACCTCAATCATCAGAGCAACGGCTTTCTCCGGTTGATCGACGGGGAATTCCCGATCACCGATGCCCTGGAGCAGATCGAGCAGGTTATTGAAAAGGATGAAAAGGGGCAGTCGCGGTACCGCAAGGTGTTTCACAAGATCGGGATGTTCTTCAAGAGAACGATTTTCCCCTTCAAGGAACCCGAGGCGGCGGAAAGCGTGGAGGATGGCGTCAATCTCTCCCTCATATACCGCGGGAATATCGATCTGCATTACATTGCCAAGGTGACCGGCAAGGATCAGGACGGGGTTAGAAAGGAGATCCTGGAGAGCGGTGCTGCCTACCTGAACCCGGTAAGCGGACTCCTGGAGGCCTCGGATGAATACCTCTCCGGCAATGTGGTGCGCAAACTGCGCGAGGCCGAGGCGGCTGTAAAGGAAAATAAAGACTTTGAAAAGAACGTGAAGGCCCTCAAAGGTGTTCAGCCGAAATTCATCGACATCGAGCAGGCGCATTTCCGGTTGGGAACACCCTGGATCCCCACAGAATCCGTTGAAGGCTTTCTCGAGGAAAGCCTGGGTGTGGAGGCTAAGGTAGAGCTCGTAAGGACGAAGGAGTTCACGAGGTTTCATGTCAGGATAACGAACGACAGGTATAGCACGAAAAACGAAAAGACATGGGGGGTTTCCTGGAAACAGAAATCGCACGAGCAGGAAGATGAAGAAAAGGCGACGGGATCGGTGCGGACGCTTCTTGGAACCGATTTGATCGAGGACGCGCTGAACCTCAAGATTGCAGAGGCCACGGATACGATCGACGTGGGGGACAGGAAGAGCATCCAGCGAAAGAACAAGAATGCGAGCATCGCCGCACAGGACAAACAGAATGAGATCCAGGACGCTTTCAGGACCTGGGCCCGGGGACACAAGAAATGGGCTTCGGAGTATGCGAAGCTTTTCAACGAAAACGAGAATCAGTACAAGGTGCGGGAATTTCCCGTTCCGACGATCACGCATTTCCCCAATGCCTCGCAGGATATCACCCTGCGCGACGAGCAGAAACGTGCGGTCATGCGCGGGCTGCGCGAATCCGCGCTGTTCGCTTACGGCGTGGGGACCGGCAAGACCTATATCATCATTACGACCGCCATGGAGATGCGGCGGATAGGCACGGCCCGAAAGCCCTGCATTGTGGTTCAGAATTCCACCCTGGGGCAGTATGCCTCTTCTTTCAGGCGCCTTTATCCGGGTGCAACCGTTCTCATCCCGAACGAGAAACAGCGATCGGCAAAGCAGAGAAACCGCTTGATGATGCAGATTGCCCAGAACGATTGGGATGCAATCATTATCCCCAAGAGTTTTGCCAATATGATCGCCGACGATCCGGCCCGGGAGCAGGCATACGTCCAGGAACAAATCGACATGATGGAAGAAGCCCGGTGGGCTGCCGAGCAGGAGGAAGGAAAAAACTCGTTCAAGGTAAAGGACCTCAATGCTGCAATAAGAGCCAAGGAGCAGCACCTGAAGAAACTCCTTGCCCGGCACAAAGACAATGTGCTCACGTTCGAGCAGTTGGGCATAGATGCGCTCATTATCGATGAGGCGCACGATTACAAGCGCTCGGACTTCTTTACGAAGATGGACAAGGTTCGCGGCATCGATCGGGGATCGTCACAGCGCAGCGCTTCGATCTATCTCAAGATCAGGCACGTACAGGAGAAGACGGGCGGTAAAAACGTGATACTTGCGACCGGAACCCCCATCAGCAACACGATGGCGGAGCTCTGGACCATGCTCAGGTATGTGCGGCCGGACATCCTTGATGAGTTTAACAGCGGGCTCTTCGATGATTTCGCCGGCAACTTCGGCGAGGTGGAAATCAGGACCGAGGAGACGGCGGTCGGGACCTTCAAGGATATACAGCGTTTCTCGAAGTATGTGAACGGCCGTGCCTTGCTCACTATGTGGCGTGCTGCGACGGATGTGCTGCTTACCAAACATGCCGGCCTGGATCTACCCGCGGTAAAGGGCGGGAAACCGGAGATGATCAAGGTTGCACGCTCAAAGGACCTGCGGGTGTTCATGAGGGACCTGAGGGAAACGTACCGGGCGTGGGAGAATCTTTCGGGGAAGGAAAAACGGCTTAACAGGCACGTGCCCATTGTACTTTATGGCCTTGCAAAAAAGGCATCTGTGGATTTGCGGCTTGTCAACCCCATTGCGTACGGCGACGACCCGGAGAGCAAGCTCAACACGGTTGTGAAAACCGTTCACGATGTGTGGAAGAAGAGCACGCCGGAGAGCTCCACCCAGCTTGTATTCCTGGATATTTATCACGACAGCGAAAGAAAGTTCGATGCCCACGAGGACATAAAACAGAAACTCATCAAGCTGGGGATCCCGGAAGAGGAGATCGCCGTCGTCGAGCAGGTAAAGGGCGATGCCCGGACCGAGGCCATGTGGCAGAAGGTGAGGGAAGGGAAGATCCGCGTGGCGATCGGCCACAGGGAAAAGCTCGGCGTGGGGGTGGATGTGCCTCAAAAGCTGATCGCCGTGCACCATGTGGATCCACCTCAGAGGCCGATGGACTACGAGCAGAGCAACGGCCGGATTGTGCGGCAGGGAAACGAGAACCCGGAGGTGATGATATTCAACTACGGCGTCGAAAAGACCCTGGACAGCGTTTTGTTTGACAGGCTGGCCATGAAGCAGTTCTTCATCGACCAGGTGCTTACAGGGCAGATCGAGGGGGATACCTTTGACGACCCTTTCACCGAAGAGCAGATGAATTTTTCCGCCATGCAGGCGGCGCTCATCGGGGATCCGGCGATCAATGAAAAGGTGGAGGTGGACGCAAAGTACAAGAAGCTGAAGATCGCCAAGCGTACCCACGAGCAGAGGCAATCGGATGCACGCTATAACATCAGGAGCCTTGAAGAGGATAAAATACCGCGTAGAGAAGGGGAAGTTGCGACATACAGGAAGGAAGCCGAGGCGGTAAAGGCAGCCAGGGCGGATGCAAAGTTCTGGAAGGAGGTCACGCTTCCCGATGGAAAGGCGGTTTCGCGGAAAGAGGCGCTTGAATGGGCGCAGGCGCAATGGGAGGCTTTTGGGAAGGAGACGAAAGATCGGGCAGCCAAGATCACGGTAAAAGACTGGAATGTGCTCCTCGAGGCGCACAAGTGGAGAGAAGCCATTCCGGAGTGGACGCAGGCGATAAAGATCGGGCACGGCTTTGTGGTGAATTTCGAGTCTGACGTTGAGTTTGTTACAACGGATATTGAACGGAACAAGCTCAAAAATAAGGACACGGTAAGGCCGATAATTGATCTGAGATGGAAGCTCAGCCACGATGATTTCGGGGTGATGACGGTTTCGAGGCAAATTGTGGCGCCGTCCTCCGTGCAGCAGGCGATAGGGGCGGCGCTGGATGCGCCTGCCGAGCACCTTGCTTACCTGGAGCGGAACCTTCAGAAAGACAAAGAATCCCTTGCCGAATACAAAGAGATCGCCAAGGAGACCTTCGACAAAGAAGAGGAGTTGGCGGCCACAGGGAAGCGGCAGCGTGAGCTCGAAGACTACTTGAGAACGAAGGTCATCGAGGAGGAGGATGAAGACCTGCGGGACGTGGAGGGCAGCGCCCAGGGGATACTTGACAACATCCTGAGGGACGCGGATGAAGAGACAACCGGAGCCGCGGCGGCGCCGGAGGAGGAGGAAGAAGCGGCGGCGGCAAAGGAAAGAGCGGCGATTGATATAACACTGAAAAAGGGGGAAAGACTCTACTATTTTAACAAAGACGGCACGTTTTACCCGGTTGCGGGCCGGCCGGTCGATGTGGTGCCTTATGGTGAATTCTTTGTTCACAAGGAAGGGAAATCCGATGTCTGGGAAGTCAGGGAAGTGCGGTCCGGTTTCAAGTGCGGCCAGGGGAACAGCATTGAAGAAGCCGTAAATATGGCCATATCGCAGTTCGAGCGCGTAGGAGAAGAAAAGGGCAAGCAGCTCATCGATGAGGCGGTGGAGGAGTCCGGCGAGTCTCCGGCTGTGAAGCAGGAGCAGTACAGCGTAGCGGGCCGGGAACGGGCCAGGGCACGGAAGCAGGTTACGCCGGCGGTGACGATCGATGATGTTCGGAAGATCTTCAAGGGGCAGCCGGTTGTGCTCACTCCTGAGGGGGAGATCAAGGTTTTCCCTCGAGAGCATAGGAGTGTGACCATCAAGTCGGTGGAGCAGATTACACCGAATAGCGTTGCCCTGAACATTGCCTATGGTGTGGAAAAGGTAAAGGGCGAAATTGCAGGGAAATACAAGGATGGCGAGATCTCGCTGCAGCGGGACGTGTCGGACAAGTGGACGCTGACCCATGAGAGCTATCACTTCATGGAGGATGCCGGCATTGTCTCGCATGCCGACGTGGGGATCCTGAGGGCGAAGATCAGGAGCCTGGAGAATAAGGGCAAATGGACACCGGTAAACCCCAAAGACATTGGAGGCGGCGAGGACCGGGCGGCCTGGGTGACCGAGCAGCTCAAGGGGATTTACGACGTAAAGACGCTCACAGGGCAGATCCTGCAGAAGATCCGGCAGTTCATCGACCGTGTGATGGCGGCCTTCGGGATCCGGACGGCCGGCGCGGTGACCAGGGATATTGAGACGGGAAGAGTGTTTGAGGGCAGAGGACAGAGGACAGAGGACGTAGGACAGCAAAAAGATCTTTTTGAAGTAAAGGTGTCCCCTACTGCCGGGCAGGCTAGTGCCGTGTTTCTGGGGTATCAGGAGACAGGCAGGGGAGGGAAGATTGCCCTTTTCAACATCGAGGGCGGAGAGCGCGACGGGAGCACGGTTTCGGCGGATACGCTCAAGGAGTTGGGGATTGACGTGCCTGAGGTCTCGGAAGAGCAGGAGTGGTATGCCATTGCAAAGCAGCCTCCGGGAAAGATTGTGGCGCAGGAGATCGAGCAGAACCGTTCGTTCGTGAACAAGATCTTTGAGCTTAGAGACGTGGCGAAGCTCAGAATCCAGAACCAGGTGTCGGAGCTGCAGCGGGAAGTGCAGAAGATGGCCGGCAAGGCCAGCAGGCGAAAGTTTACCCTGGGCTTTGCGCACAACAAGGAGCTCAAGCGTAGCATGGCATCGGATCAGCTCGACCGGGCCATGATGGTTTACCGGGACCTGCAGACGAAACCTGAAAAGGCCGATGAGTTCAAGACCTGGGCCGAACAAAAACTGAAAGACAAGGACACTTCGGCAAAGGACAGGCTCACGATCAAAGGCCAATTGACACTGCTGGACCAGGCTCTTAACCTCACGCAGGAGCAAAAGGACTTTGCCATGGCCAAGTTGGGCGAGCTCTTCGAGAAGGCATTTGAGCTTGCCAAACGGACCAAGATCATCCAGACGCACAGGGACAATTACGTGCGGCGGTTGTGGAACCTGCCTGAAGGGAAAGAAGAGCAGTTTACCGGGTCCGGATCCGGGTACGGCTTTTCGGTGTACACCACTGCGGCCAAGAAGAGGACCCTGCCGACGATCCTCGACGGCTGGATGGCGGGGTATGACCTCAAGGTAAAGGGGCTCACGAACAGCTACGAGAAGTACCTTACCGAGCTTGCGACCATCATTGCCAACAAGGCCTTCATCCAGAGGGGAACCGCAACGCACGACACAAACGGCAATGCCATGTTCACGACGACCAGGCGGGCCGGGTACAAGCCGCTCAAGGCGAGCGGTTTTCAGGTGTGGCGGTGGGCTGGAGAAGCAGAGGTGGAGCTATCTCTTCCCGATGAAGAGGCCCTTGCCATAAACACCTATGGCCGGAAGTTCTTTGCCACGCCGCCGGACCGGATCCCTGAGACCTGGGCGGTTTACTCTTCGCAGACATCGAAGCGGGCCCTGAGGGTTTTCGACAACGAGGACGATGCTAAGGAGTTTGCCGATAATACCAAGCTGACCAGGATAGAGCACCGGAGGGCGGCCGACGTGAGCACGCTGTTCGAGAAGCAGCCGCTCTATGCGCCGGGGCCGATTGCGGACATGATCAATAAGATGACTGCAACGGAAACCCTCTTCAATGCGGTGCCCGGGTTGAATTTTCTCCTGAGGCTCAACGCGGGGCTCAAATCGTGGATCCTCATGTCGTCGTTTTTCCACCATATGGCCGGCAGCCGGTCGTGGGTGTTTGCAATTCACCATGGCTGGAAAGGCGTGAACCCCGTAAAGGCGTACAAAGCGGGGCTGCAGAAGATAGAGGACCTTCATCCCCTGGTGGAGCTCGGCGTGAAGAACGGGCTCACGCTCGGGGATATTCAGGACTGGTCGGAGATGGAGCTGAGGGAGAAGAAGGGATTCACCGAGCGGCTGGTGAACTACCTGGGGATGGAGAAAACCTCCAAGGTGATCGAATACGGTAAGTTCCGGCGGGAGAGCTGGGCGGACAGCCTTTTCAAGAAATACTTTGCGGGTCTGAAAGCCGAGGCCTTCGTGATCGAGTACACGCACGAGCTGCAGAAGGCGACGGAGAAGTTCACGGCCGGCAAGATAAAGGAACCGCCGAATCCGGACCGGATTGCGGAGCGGGTGGCAAGGCTCATGAACGCGGATTTCGGCGGGCTGCATCTGCAGCGCATGGGCAGGAACCCAACATTGCAGAAGGTTGCAAGAATGCTGCTTCTGGCGCCGGACTGGACCGAGAGCAACTTCAGGACGGTGACCGGGATGATACCGGGGCTCAATCAGAAGATTGGGACGCTCCTGACAGACGTTCCTCCGCCTCCTGGCATGGATCAGCTCTACCGCAAGTTCTGGGCCAGGGCTATGCTGAGAATTGGAGTGATGACGGTCATTGCACAGTTGATGCTGAACGGGAGCGACGAGAGCGAGGAATGGCTGAAGGAGCAGGCCCTGAGCAACCAGTTCACCCGGTACCGGTGGACCGAGGTGGAGATCACCAGGCTCTATGAGCTGCTGGGGATCGATACGGAAGAGAAGAGAAAGACGTTTTCGCTCGGCGGGCACTTCTTCGACCCGCTGAAACTGATCGACCCCTGGACCCTGGCAAAGCACAAGGGCTCGCCGCTTACCAGGGCGGCGGAATCGTTTTTCTCGGGTTCCGATTGGGCCGGACGGCCGTACACAGGAGCGGCGGAGTTCCTGGAAACCGGGAAAACCGTAAAGAAATCGTTCCATCAGCGAAAAGAAGGGGCGTACGACCGGCTGCCGGCCACGGTGGTCAACCAGGTGGTGGGCATGCAGCCGATTCAGGTGGGGCAGGCTATCCGGTTTTTGCAGGGGGAAGAGGACGGCCTGAGCGCCCTGATGCACTCGATTGGGGCGGCAACGCATAACGCTTACCCGCCTTTTGTGGAGACCCCTATACTTTCTACTGGAAAAGCGGGTTCAGATGTGGTACAGAGCCGAATTCAGGAACTGAGGGATGCCGGTGCGCTGCACATGGGCCCCCCCAGCAGGACGGTTACCATGCGCGGAATAACCGAGCGGATGAGCCGGGAGCAGTACAGGCGGTACGTGGAGGAATCGAGCGCACTGGCGGAGGGGAAACTGGCGGCACTTATGGGTTCTGAAAAGTGGGAGCATCTGAGCCCGGAGAAACAGGCGCAGTACACCGAGAAGATAATCAGGAACGCACGAAGGAAGGCAAGAGGGAAGGCAAAGAGGACAATGGCTAGAGAAAAGAGAACAGCGGAAGCAGAAGAATAAGCCAAGGCAAAGTCCAAGGTGATTTGAAATTTCAGATTTGAGATTTGAGATCACCTAAGAGGCGTAGCACGGGCGCATTTTCCTGGGAAATAACCGGGGGGATGCGCCTTTTTCGTTTTTTTGGGGGAACGAAATGATCATCGGTTTGATTGGGGCGATTTGTGCGGCGGGGTTCAATGTGCTCATAGGGTATTGGGTGCTGGAGCCGTACACGACGCCCAGGATGCTTTTTATATCCATTGCGGGGTTCGGTTTGCTGGCGGCATGGCTGATCTCGGGGCCCGTGCTCCATATCTCCGTGCCCGCGGCGCAGGCGGCGCTTGTGTTGCTGGGTGTATGGGTGTTCTGCTCATTCATGGCCATTCGGAGGGACATTGCTCTCAGACATTTTGTGACTTTTGGCTTTTGCGTTTTCTTCGGGCTTTTCCTTGTGCCGGCCGCGGATCCTGTTGCCGTAATCGAGATGCTTGTGGGCGTGGCGACGGTAAGCGCGGTGATCGGGTTGCTGGCGAACCTGGGGAATGTGCAGGTCTTCCCGAAGATCCGGCCGCGAAAGCACCGCGAGGTTTCCGGCATGGTGGGGAATGCCAATGCGCATGGGGCGTACCTGGCAATTCATGCCTTTCTCGCCGGCTACCTGGCCCTGTACCAGCATCCGCTTTGGGCTGCTTCGCTCGTTATTATCCTGATCGCCATATGGCGTGCGCGTGGTCTTGGTCCCGTTGTCGGGCTGCTGGCCGGCGGGCTGTTTATGACATTGGCGCTGGATCGATCCATCCTGATCCGGGTTGCTCTGTTCAACGGCATTTTCTTTTTCGCCTGGTGGTTGGTTGAACACATGAGGAGCAACCCCAGGGTGAGCATCCGGGAGCGGCGGCACTATTGGCGGGTGGCGTGGGAGATGTTTGCCGAATCGCCGCTCTGGGGCACAGGCTTTGCCAGCTTCCCGATCCGCGTGCCGTTTATTCAGCGTGCGCTGAACGATTCGACCAGGGGCGAATTCCTGAAAAAGGAGAACTACGCGGCGTCCTGGCCGGAGCTTGCGCATAACGATTTTCTGCAGGCGCTTACGGACAACGGCACTATGGGCATGGCTGCGTTGATTGTGATGGGCGTGCTCTGTGGTGATGCCGTTATCTCGGGTATTCGGGATCCTCTCGTGGTGTTTGCAGGCGCTGCCCTGGTGTCGTTTCTTGCCTCGGGGCTTACCTGGCATTTGTTCTATGTGCTGCCTGCCAATATGACCGTGTGGTGTTTGGTGGGCATGCTGCTGAAGACATCGGCGCCCTGGAGCGTGGATGTGGGGCCTTACTGGAGTTTTCTGGCGCTCGTGCCTCTGGGGAGCATCATCTGGATGTATGTGGTACGGCATGCGGCCTTTCTGGTGCACATGCTGCGGTATTTTAAGGGCGGCGATGTGGATTACCTGAAGAGGGCGCTTCGCCTCGAGCCCCACAGCACCTTTGCAAACCAGCATGCCGTGCTTTACTGCTGGCGTCACGGCCAATATGAGACGGCCTACACGCATGCCATTACGGCCCTGCAGCACTACGACGGGAATCAGCAGATTTGGCGGCTATGGACAAGTTTGGGGAATATATGCCGGCAGCACGGATCGCTTACGCTTGCGAACGCGGCCTTCAACGAAGCGCTGAAGTTTTTGCCCTGGTTCGACCTGGCGCTGATAGGCCGCGAGCAGCTCAAGGAAACCGTTGTGCGCATAAGAGCTGTAACAAAGGACTTGGCCGGGAATGAAGGAGAAGAAGAACAAGGAGGAAGAAAATGAGAAAAGTGATGTTTTTTGTGCTGTTTGCGCTTTTTTGCTGGTGTGCGGTCGCGGTCGCCGATGACACGGAATACGAGCCGCTTGGGAAAAGCGTGGTGGCGAAGAGCGACGGGAGCGTCTCTTCTTTCACTCTCCCCACGGGACGGGTGTACACGGCATTCATTACTCTCGAGGCCGGCGGGATACGGTTCTATTACGACGGCAGCACACCGGATCAGACAACGGGACATTATGCCCCGCCGGGGGCAAGTGTGGAGTGCCGGTCGACCGATGAGGTGAGAAACTTCAAGTGGACCATGGATTCGGCCTCGTCGGGGGTAACTGCGACGGTAACGTTTTTCGGCAAACGACAGTAAGGGGGGGCAGCATGAAGCGGATAATTTTTGCATGCTTTGTCATCCTGGCGCTCGGTGTCAGTGGGTACGTCGAGAGCCGATCATCGAGAATCAGCGTCCCAGCGACGTGGGAGGACAATGGCGACGGCTCTATATCGCCGATTGGCGGGAAGTCCGTAGCCATGCCCACTACGAATTTCGGCCCCTACACCGTTGCCACCCTCCCAGCGGCGTCGGAAGTTACAAACCATTATACGACCGTCACAGATGGCGCATCCTCCAGCGATTGTGCCGTTGGTGGCGGAACCGATCAGGTTCTGTGCCGGTCAACAGGCGCGGCATGGGAGGCGGTAGGCAGCAGCCTTACACCAATTATTAAAACCCTCTCCGGCACCGAGTCGATGACCGCTATTAACGTCAGGGCGTTTTACGATCCGGGTGGAGCATCCAGGATAGTGCAATTACCTCCAGAGGCAGAGGGCGTTGTTGAAATAATCAACACGGCGGATGCCTCCGAATCTCTCACCGTCAAGGATGACACCGGCACTACCACCTATGCAATCCTTGGACGATACGGCGGGGCGCAGTTTGTCTGCAACGGCACCACATGGGCGGCAAATATCCCCAATTATTTTGCGGGAGATATCAATGTCCAGGGGTATATCCAGTTGCAGGGTGGAGCTGCGTACCTGACGCACATCAGCAATAATGTAGTTATAAGTGGAGGGCAGCAGTACGATTTTCGGCCTAGCACTGGGATATTTTTGCTTGGCACACTAAACAAGCAACTCTCGCACCGCATCATCAATGAAGCCGTGGCAGACGAAGCCGAAAAAACAATTGCAACTGGGGTTGCCGGATGGGGCTTTGCCCAGATTGGGGATGGGCAGGAGTATGCGCATTTCTCGTTTACCGCTGCTGGAGTCGTAACCCTTATCAACAACTCTGCAAATACAGTCGGGACGGATACAGATGCAAAGTTTTGCATCTATGACGCAGGAGCCGGAATTGCCATCAAAAACAGGTTGGGGTCGGAACTGAAAATTATGGCCTCAGTTTTCTACGGCACCCCATGAGCCGGGATAAATTCCGGTGGGGTCTCCACCGATATAGCGGGAGTTGCGGTAGGAGATTCGCTGACGGCCAACGGGACGTATGTAACCAACGTGTCCGATAGGTGCTGCGGCCCGACGATCACGAATTTCGGGAT